TCGTAGCTCCTTCATTTTCTTCTCAGGCACCTCGGCCAGAGCAGGAGCAAAATCGATGAGGCGCACGTCCACACCGCCATCGGGGTGCCGTATCGCCTCAGCCGAGACGTACCCAACCTCGAAGAACTGGCACTCCGACCGGTTGGCCTCCATAATCTCGCGGGGAATGTACCTCAGCCGGATCTGGAGCCCCATCTCCCTGGAGACGGCTTGTCTCTCGCGGGCCAGATCCATCTCGAACTCCCAGGCCAGGCAATCCACCTGGCGGGCGCCGGCGGCGCGTGCAGCCCGGGTCACTGCTAGTAGATCATCCCGCCCGAAGACAGTATCAATGGGCGCGACGTGGACGTAAGCGCCCGCCTTGCCTCCGTGCAGCAGGGGGCTGGGCGGATGTTCCAAGGGCGCGGCCTTGTAGAACCGCAGCACCAGGGCACGGTGCTCGCGGTCGGCGCCCGCGAGTCGCTCCAGCTGCCACCACTGGCGCTCATAGCGGCCCAGGTTGTAGACGTCGAAGGAGCGGTAGGGCTGCCCGGCGTCATACAGCTCCCGCTGGACTCGGATCAGGCGCTTGCGGCTGGCGTGGATGGCACAGCGCCCCAAGTCCACGCCGATCCAGCGGCGGCCGAGCTTTTCAGCTACGGCCAGGGTGGTGCCGGAGCCACAGAAGAAGTCGGCAACCAGCGCGCCTGGAGAAGACGCCCACTCCACGATGCGCGTGAGCAGACCCTCCGGTTTCTGCGTGGCGTATCCAATCCCAAGCTCGTCTTGGCTGCAATGTCTCAGCGGGCGCACGCCGTCATCATCCCACAGCGTATCCACAGGACGTTCTCTATACCAGTCGCCATTCTGACCCTGCGTGAGGAAGTACTTGATGTATATCTTGCCAGAAGAGGCTCGATACACACGTCCTTGTTCTTCCAACCGCGCGATGCTATCGTCCGTGTAGTCGCCCCTCGGTGCAGTGGTGAAGTACGCCTGCCTCTCTTCGTCCCACTTCGTACCGACCGGCTTGCCAGATCGGTTTGTGGGCAGTTTGACTTGCGTCGTAGGCATCTGGCCGGCGAACTCGCTTCCTGGTGTCTTGCTGTACACGTAGATTGTATCGACGACTCGCCCCAGTTGGCTAGCCGCAGCTTGCCGACCAAGGTTGGGTGCTCTGCGCCAGATGATCTCGTTCCGAAAACACTTGGGGCCAAAGACGCCATCTAGCAGCAGCCGCAGCAGGCTGTTCATACGCCAGTCGCAGTGGACGAACAGAGCTCCCTGCTCTGCAAGGAGATCATGCATAAGCGCTACCCTTGACGCCATCATGCGAAGATAAGAGTCGGTGTCCTTGCCCCAAGCGTCACGATAGGCGACCTCCTCAAGATCCGTGTTCTCGCCCAACTCAACGCGGACCGTGAGGTCCCCTCCCCTACCAAATGGGGGATCGATGTAGATTAGGTCGACCTGACCACGAAACTGCTCTAGCAAGCTGTGCATAGCCAGCTTGTTGTCGCCCCAGATCAGCATGTTCCGAAAGTCGTCGCGGTGGGCCTGGCCCTGCTGCGCGCGCACGCGGTCGTAGGGATCGTCTACCGCCTCGATCCGCTGCAAAGGCACTGGGCTAGGTGGCAGCGAGATGGGTCGGCGATTGCCATACTCGTCGTATTTGCCCTCCCAGACGAGCTCAGTCTTGATCTGAGACAGGGGATGGGGATTATCGGGTCCCCAGGCGTGAGCGTGCTTGGAGCTACTCATGTGTCCTCCTGGTACCAAGGTCTGCGCACTGGTGGTCGCGTAGAGCCTCATCTCGCTGCTCGTTTGTTCTGTCGTTATTATTTCTCACCTCCTTCTCTCTTAGTGCGTCGCGCAGTGCGTCGGCAGCCTTACTGCCAATACCTATCACGTCGGGCCGATTTGGACACTTGCTCGCGTTTGGACACCGAGGCCTACAGGCCCAGCCGCGCTTGGTGCGCTCCAAACTCCATCCCACCGGCATCTGCTGCACCAACGTGCTTAGTTCACAGTGAGTCTTCTCTAGGCGCTGCACGTAGGCGTCTAGAGCCTCCATCACGTGGCCGTCCACGCTCACGGCGGGGACGTGACCTCCTGTGGCCCGTAAACGCTCCAAGTCCTTGCGCCATTCATCCCTCCAACTCATATGACTGCACCTCCCCCTACCAGTACACCCGTTGCTGGTATGTCGTCCGGTACCTCTAGGCCCACCTCGTGACATCGATCCACACGAAAGCCCACACACATGACGGTGCCAAAGTTGCCCGTGTCTTTGATCTGCTCGCGCACGGTGTAATCCGAGCGCTCTGACAGCTGCGCACGTATAGCGGGCGCATCCAGCGTCACCTTGCCGCGTGATCTGCGTTCGCGCTCCCACCAATTGAGAGCGCTTGAAAGGTGCACCCACAGGGTCTTTGAGCGCGGCTCGTAAGCATAGATGAATCTCCCGCTGCGTAGAGACTGCGACGCGACCGCGTTGATAACGTCCTCGACGAACCTGTCCACCAAGGCGCGTGGGGTTCCATCGGGGCGGAGCGCCAACACGTTTTCAAGCATCGGATCGAAGATAGTGCGAGGAATACGTATCGGCTTGGCGCCCCACGCCTCCAGATGCTCGTTGAACAGCTCCAGACCCAAAAGCACGACGGCCATGTTATTCCTCGGCCTGTCCGGAAGCGGGGACTCCCACATCTCCCGTGCTTTCTGTAGAGCGCGCTGGTGGCGCTCTCTCAAATCGTCCAAGTCCACGGAGAGTGTGTATCTGATGTACTCTCCTGCGAAGTCGTGCAACGGAAGCAGTGTGAGCGCCTGATACGCTTCGTTGGCTGGCTGGTGTTCCATCACATCTTCCATGCGCATCCCCACGACGATAGAGCGTTCTTTGAAGGCGGGGTCGGCTACCGCATCCTCACCATCTATGACCACGGGCGCGTCCAGCTTAAAGTCCTCCGTGGTCAGGTCGGCCCGCCCACGGGCGTCGCGCCCCCACTCGTAGGCTTGCAGGACGACCCGCATGAAATCGTTGCGAGTGTTCCCCAAGGTGGCGCTCCTGAACTCGCCAAAATGCACGGGAATCGCGTTGGTGCAGGAGAACAACGTCCTCAGTATAAACGTTGTCGTGTTCGGCGTCCAGGCGCGCGGCTTATACATACCCAATAGAGGCATGAGGACGTGATACAACATGCTCGTCTTGCCGGCGCCCTTCATCCCGAAGACATTGAGGTGCGGAAAACGAATGTCCAGGTCCTCACACAGGGGCTTGATGGGGCAGGCCGCGAACCAACCTAGGGCGGGGAGGATCACCTCCTCTCGATTGATCTTGGGCAGCAGATCCGCTATGGTGCACACCAAACGTCTGTAACGGTCCTCATCGGGGAAGCCGTACCGCAGCGCGGGGACTATCTCCGTCTCGTGCATCTTGGTCACAGCAGGATCTACGTAGATGATTGGGGCGTCCGCAGGTGAGTAGAACTTCTCACGGCCCAACGTCCCCTCCCGCGTCACCCAGTATTCTCCGTGGCGACCGATAACCGACGTTCCATACACCGTTTCAGTGTCCTCACTGCGGACTTGCTGCGTGAGATGCAAGAGCAAGGCCTTGGTGTGCTGGTCGCTCCCCAACCATTGCCACTCTATACGCGGCAGATAGCGCATAAACGCCTGTGATGTAGCAAAGGCACTCTTAGGCAGCAATATGTCCGGCGTGGACCCGTCCTCTGTATGTATAGTACCCAGCAGGGCGTCCTCGCCGGCGCCGTCCGTATTCACCACCACTCGCTGCGGGTCGAACGTGAAAGTGCTCAGGCGCACCCGCCCCGCCTGTGTATTGACATAATACCCATCGTCGGCGTCCTGAATCCCAAGCCCCTTGTTGCCCCCTGTGTTCTGGCCGCGCAGATTGTTCAACGTATGCGTCAGGTAGTGCTCACCCTCAGCGCGGTACTTGTCGCCAACTGGCTGATAGTCAAAGATAGTACGAATACCGGCCTCGCTGACCCCTACGTCTAAGAGCTCCCTGAGCACGTGCCAGTCACGCTCAGAGCGTGTGGGGTTTGGGCGTCTACGTGTCTTGCGCGGAAGCACGCCTTTGGTGATCATCACGCGCGTTTGAGCGCTTACATTGCAGAGCGCCTCCAAGTCCGACGCCTCATACCTTAACGCATCATCAACGTACACCTCCGAGACTGATACGGGATCATCGTACACCTTCCAGTTGTACGTTCCAGGCACGCGCAGCACGGATTTGGGGTGGTGCAGATCGTCCGCCCCGTGAAACGCAACGAGAGCTTTCATGACCCTCTGTGCGGTGTCGGCGCTCACAGCGTTCAGCAGAAGCCAATAGACGTGAAAACCGTGTCCCGATTTCACAACGCCAGACGGTCGTGCAGGAAAGGCCTCGTATGCCGCCCGTGCTCTATCCAGATCGCCTCCGAACTCTTTAGCGTCGATGTCAACCCACAGGGTGAGCACAGGGGCTAGCGAGTTCCGATCGTTGTTTTTTCGCGGCACCACCCCGTAGTAGATGTCGCTATACGGGTGTGCATCCACGAAGGCGTTTACATCGTCCAGGCTTCCGTGTAGGGACGTATTCCACGCAAGGGCGCGCCATTCGTCCATTGTGTACGGCGCGCTGCGATCTGCGGTCTTCCACGCCACGTAAATCTGCTGGTCTGCTGGAAGGTCAGCAAACAGTACATCGAGGAGCATTGCTCACCTTACCTTCGACATTGAGACGAAGGGAGCGGGATTCCGAGGGTCGTCCCGCTCCCTCCGCGTGGCTAACTCTTAAAGAGGTCCGACGGGTCCTCCTGTGTAGGCGCCGTAGCTGCGACAAAGCGCGCACGGTCCTCACGTGAGATGATCCGTGAGACGTTCTTCATGAGTTGTCCGTTATTGGGATTCACAGACTCCTCAATCACGACTGCGCAAGGCTCGTCGATGTAGTCGGGCGGGTTCACCTGGAACTGCCCTCGAAGCTCTTCCCTGTCCACGCCCAAAGCCTCCAGCGTTCGTCGCAGATTGAACAGTGCTTGCGGCTGTAGCGACGTGCGGTAGGAGACCAGGCCGCCCTCGAACTGGTCGTCGTTCTCGATGGCCAACGTCCAGGTCAGCATTGGCTTTCCGGCGCGGGAAACATCCGCTTTCACGTCTACGACTACCGCGTCATAGACGCCCACGTCGAGGTCTTGCGTCACAAAGTCCTGCACATCTGAAAAGTCAACTGTAAAAGCGTCACCCATTGTCGTTACCCTCCTCGGCTTCGGAATCGGCTATACCGTCGTCGCTGGCGCTGCCCCTCGGTACACCGCCAGGCAAACGTCCATTGATCGCATCATAAAGGGTCTGGATGTCAGGATTAGCCAGCGCAGCGCCCAGCGCTGCGTTCGGCGTGCGGTCCTTTGCGTACACGCGCCCGTAGGGTTGTATTTGCAAAGTGCGCACCGCGCGGCGGATCTCGCCTTTAGAGTTGGCACGTATGTCCGCCGTCATGTAACCTACGATGTGGAAGAATCTGGGTGCGCGCACCGCCATCTTGCCGGTGATGTCCGGCACGATGTACATTGCGCCGGTCAGATCGTCGCTCTGCATCTGCTCGCCCGCCGTACAGATAAAGTTCACATCGTCACGGCGAGCCATCGTGCGCAGCAGTTCGATGACCTGACCGGAGACCGCGCCGTAGTCCTGCAACTGCGGAAGGCCACCCGCTCGCCCTTGTGTAGTCAATCTGATCTCCAGCAACAGCGCGTACAGCTCGGTGATCGAGTCGATCACTAGAGTTCGCATTTTCGTCTTGGCGCTGCCCACGGCGCTGTACAGCGTGTTCACGTCGGACTGGCTCTCCAGCTTCAAGACTTTGATGCCCTCTTCCCAGTGCTCGCGGAGTTTATCCCGCACCGTGACCAGACCTCCATCACACTCGACCCACAGGATGGGGAGCATATCCGGCACGTCCAGAGCGGTGCCGCACAGGTAGGTCTTACCCACACCAGGCGGCCCGTAAACCAGCAACCGCAAGCAGTTGCCCTCCAACTCTTCCATACGCATCAATGGCATGTCATCCTCCTATTCCTTGTCTTGTACACCTTGTTTGCACCAGTACGCTATGCGTTGTTTGGCAATCTCGATATACTCCTCGCTTATCTCTATGCCTGCGACGTTCCGCCAGCCCGCCTGCATCGCACCTATCATCTCGCTCCCTGAGCCAGCAAACGGCACCAGGAGCCGCGCCGTGTCACGGTACTCTAGCGGTGGCACGATGAGGCGCGCCAGATACTCACAGAGGGCTAACGGCTTAATCGTCGGATGATAATTGAATACGGGGATTACGCCGCGATTGTACGGGTTGCCCTCTCCACTATTCATGCTGGGTTGTTCAGAATGGCGAGAGAGATCGCGCCTCTTTTGATCCATGCCCTCCAGCCCTGCGTCTCGCTCGCGCTTGTTGGCCTTAGCGCAGTAGAAGAAGCGGGAAGCGCCGCCAGAGTCGGTGTGTCCGCGTGGTCCCCGATTCGTCTGAAACGTGCCGCCACAGTTAGAAGGCTTCTCAATACGTTTCGTTTTGCTGTACCCGCTCTGCGCGTCCAGCAGAGCACCCGCCTCCTCATCCAGGATGACGTTAGCAGGCCAGCGACCTCGATCGCTTCCTCGTGTCAGCCCAGCCTGCTTGTTCAGGCCCCACCCGTCTGCTGCTGTTCTACCAACAGTTCTAACCGTGCTCTCGTTCGTCTCAATCCTACACCCATCTATGTTCAGCGCCCCCGCGCCATGTTCCACCGCCGTCTGTGCGTAGGTAGCCTCACGCGGCTTGCGGAAGCACAGGATGATTTCATGTGCGGGTTTAAGCGCTGTGCCGTAGCCAGCCCAGATGTGGGCGGCGGGCGTAGCGGGAACCGTGGCGTCATACCATGTCCTATCAGCCTTATCGTCAGGATTGTTCCAGTTGTAACGCCCCTCTCCGCTATTGCTTCCGCGACCCTTGACTCGTCCCACCACCTTTCGCTCTGCCCCTGCCTCACGGTCAATGGCCTTACTAACATCGTGTGACTTGGGGAACCCCGAGCCATACAACCACTCTATCTGTGGGGGCAGCCCGCCGTGCAAGTAGTCAATCTCGTCGAACTTTTCAAAGCCTGCTAATCTAATAGCCACCCCTAAAAGATCGGCAGTTCGCGTGCCAGCAAAGACAAGCAGCACCCCACCTGGGACCAGCAGACGGAACACTTCCTTCCACACGCTAGGCCCGGGCACGAACGAGTCCCACGACTTGCCCATGAATCCGCCGCCACGCGCCACGTAGTCGTCACCGTTCAGCCAATGGCTCAACACGTCAACCATATCTGGCGTGCCAGATAACCCATACGGCGGGTCCGTGAAAACCGCAGTGAAGGATTCATCTGGAAAGTCTTTGGCGACATCAATGACATCGCCACAGTGAAGCGTTATACCATCAATCATGTTTATCGTCCTCGCCACCGGTGGATCGATCTCTGTACTCCAAGCCCACCAGCGGCTCCCACGGCTCACCGTACAGGGCTTGGGCACAGAGGGATTGGTACCCGCAGTTGTCACAGTTGTATATGGGATTCGCGGGGTACAGCCTAACGTTGTGCTCGTTCAGCATCTCGTCCGCCAGGACACGCAGATAATCCTCGAACACGCGCATCCGCTGGTCGCTCACGGTGATGTATGCTCGGTAGTTTAACTTGAAGGGGTCCAACGTGTCAATGAAGTCCGCGTACTCCGATACGTCCTGGCCGGCCTCGCGCACGCAGTGCGCGAACCAGTAGGGGCTGCAAGCGATATTGGCACGCCGGGACAGCTTGCCGGACTTGAGGACCCCCGGACTGGCAGGGGGATACTTTCGCAGGATGTTGTACAGGACACCCACGACGTTGCCGTGCTTGACTATCTCGGGGTCCCTTCGAGCGGCGTGAATGTACGCTGGCGGTTGCATAGAGAAGCCCAGCGCGGTCCCCGACGGCACGTGGGTGTACGTCTTGTGCTCCACAATCCACAGGTCGTCGCCCCTACGAACCACGGCGTCGGCAGTCCCTTGGAACGTGAAATCCCCCCAGTCGTGCTCCAGCGTGTACTCGGTCAACAGGACCTCGAAATCATCGTGATGGGGCGCCCACACTGCGTAGTGGTCCAGCATGACGCGACCCAAGCTGTAGGCCTCGATCACGTCCTCGGGAACCTCGATGATCTCCCTTTCCAACGCGACCAATGCCTCGGCTGTGTGCTCTTCGTATGCGCTGATGAGCACGTCAGCCGAGCGTGGCACCGACGGGTCGTAGTACGCGGCCAACGCCGCGTGGACGGCTGTGCCCAACAGCAAGTGCTTGTTGGGTCGTACAGGCTCCAGGTTGTTCTGGAGCGGCGACGAGTAGTACCATCGGTAGCGACACTGCACGAAGGTCTGCACGTCGGTGATGTGTATGACAGGTTTACTCATATTTAGCCTCCTCGTCTCTGCTAACCCACCCAGGCTTGCGAGGCTCATGGTAGTCCACGAGCCTCGCCCCCTGCCGTACTGGGCTAGTCGATCTGACGCAGATCACCCTCGACGAGTTCACGCACTCGTGCCTCGACGAACGCGCGCTCCTCCTCGTCGAGGCCTTCGGCGCAGAACGTTGTTAGGTCCTGCACGTAGCACTCCGCAGAGTTGCCAAGCCGAAGGTATTCCTCTACTGTGCTGGTCTGTGCGCTGTACTGCTCCCAAATCATCTCCTGCAATGCCGTCCTATTCATGTTTGACCTCCTCTAAGAACTCTTCCAATGCAAGGATCACGTGCTCAATAGCCTCAGGCCGCAGCGAGTACACGACATCGTGAGGGTCTGATGCGTCCTTGTTTATGATGCTCAAACGCTGTAGGAGCCGCAGGTGGTACCCCGCGTCGGTGATGCTGCGCAGATTCATCAATATCTCCCTGTGCGTCCTGGGGCGTTCCGCGAGGAGCGCCAGGATGCGCAACCTCTTATGGTTGCCCAGGGCGAACATGCGGCGCACGAACGATGTATCTAGGCGCACGTTTACCTCCTACGACGTAGAGAGGCTTGGATCGCACCGTACATCGGACTTCCTTTGTAGGCGACCTTCCTAACCCCCTCCTCAGAGTAGACGTAGAAATCCGGATCGTCACCCCCGGCGGGTTCCAAATCCCCAGCGTTGTGCTCTGGCGTATCCAAAGCCCGAACCAGCGAGACGGCCAATCCAACAGTGGCGACTATTACCGGTCCAAGACAGATGTCCGTCATTCCCATCGCACGCCGCGCTCCTCGTCAATGTTCAGAAGCGTTTTCACCTCTCGTATCCAATACTTGCGAACATCCTCAGGTATCCCGCCCTCACTCATACTCACTGCGACCTCGGTGGCCTTCAGATCCTTTTCCACCAAGTAGGAGAGCATCTGCGACATGGGTATGTTCAACTCCGTCTTTATGTGCCTCAACGCGATGTAGATCGTGCGCGACACGGGAACGGCACGGTACTTCACGCCGGCGCGTGCCTTGCGCCACTCCATAAAGTCATCGGAGTTTAGATAACTCAGTAAGTTCTCTGGGGGAATGCTCTGCACGAGGGCCGTAACGTACTCCTGAACGGAGATGTTTTCGTCACGGGATTGGTCAGGGAGCCTGCACACCTCTATGCGCCGCTGTATAGCGCGGTACAGGTGTGCGTCCAGACCCACCTGCGGACGGCTGGGTATCTTGCCGCCAAAATCCACAACATCGCCTAACTCGTCCGGCATAACGTGGAGAATGGGAATGGTGTCCTCTACGATGAACGTAGCAACGCTGTGACTGCGTAGATTGAGCGCCCAACAGAGATCGCGCACCACGTACTGCGCGGCGCGCTCTACACGCGCGGAGCGCAAGAGTTCAAGCGGGGTGTTATCGTACCGCGCGGCGATAGCACGGTTGGTCTCGTCCAGGACGTGATGTCTGGACACGAGCACATGGGATAACAGTTCGCGGGGTCGGGGTACTAACTTCGCCGCCTGCTCGTCGAAAGCGTCGAGCACGCGGCCTACGATGTAGACGCGGCCCATTATGCCTCCTCCTCCTGACCACTGTCCACTAAAGAAAGTGTAGCATACTTTCGGCTTCTTGTCAACTGCTCCCAAAGCATCCTGGGCAGATAGCAGGCCCACATCCCACCTACCAGACGCGCGGCAGCTCGCTCCAAACGGTCGGCGTCCAACGTCAGCACGATGGAGAGAACGTCTCCATGGCCGGCGGTTTCGTTTTTGAGATAGTCCATCGAGATGCCGTTGGACGTTTGACGTAACAGGCGCAGCATACGCATCGCCGTCAGTTCCGCCTCCACATCTCGAAGGTACGTCGCAATCTTGCTTCTGTCTGTGCCCGCGTGCAACTCTACGTGCCCCATCTCGTGTAGTAAGGCCAGAAGGGTCTCGCGCTCCGACAGGTCGGGACGCACGTAGACGTGCCGTCGGTCATAACGTGTGTAGGCCCACAGTGAGGGGTCCACAGGGTCAATAGGCATTATACGATAGCCGCGCGCCTCCAGTGCCCTCTCAGCGGACCATATCGCGGCATCAACTTTCATAGAAAATCGGTGCAGGAAACCGCCGTCTTTAGGCGACAGGGGAATGCACCTTCCTCCTTTCTCCACAGTCGTCAGGTCGTGACCATAGCTTCTCCCGCCTCTTCTCTTTCAGCCGCGCGCCATGCTCCGCAAGCCAGCGCATATCCTGCAACGCCTTGGCAATAAACGCCAACGTATCCAGTTGCGTTTCTTCATCCTCTCCCACCATCTCTTTCAGCTTGGACCAAACGAGCCAGTCTACAATCGTGTACCAGTCGTCCAGATCGTATTCGACAGGTTTTGTCGTCACGTGAGAGTACACATTCATGAGAGCGCGTACCTCATCGGAAATCTTCACGTCGTCCCCAGACAGGAAAAAGTACCTGTTGACGGCCAAGCGGTATTTCGTGCAAAGACTTTCCAACGACTGAACCTGTGGCTCGTACACGTAGTTGTCCCCGAAAGCCGCGTCGTCGAGGTCTACGACGACTACGGGACTTTGGCTGTCCATGTGTACGCGCTCGACGCGCCCGTCGTGAACGACTATGACTACACCTTCGTTCATTGAAGACCTCCTCTCCTCTTGACACCACGGCTGATTCCACGTATACTGGGGATGTGAGACCTCCTGCTCACTGTGCGTGTGGCGAGGTGGGGGGTGTGTATCAGCCTCCGCACACCCCCCGACACCCTACGGGTACAAGCATACCCACACCGTCACATCCGACGGACCCAACACCTCCTCTACCACCGGCTTGACATTCTTCCAATCCAACCCACCGCACCCGCACCCCACTCTGGGCAGGGCCACGTTGGACAACCTCCACACAGGGGCACGCTCCCGCAGGGTCTCCAACCCTTGACGCACCCAGGACATCGTACTCGGGTTCCACGGCGCGTTCTTGGTAGCCATGAAGACGTAGCCGACATCCCAGGGCAGATACAGGCAATCCCCAGGGTGAAAGCCATGCTCCTTGACGTAGCCTGCAAAGGCCAACGCCAACCGTGGCTCTTGCAATGCGAACTGCCTGGCAATGCCTGTGCCGCAGGAGCCAACGCAGTTCACAGGGATGACACGGGGATGAATCATACGGAAGATGTCCATGTGCTCTAGATAGTGAACTGCCATGCTACGCTCCTTCCAACAGTAACTGCACCTTGTCTGCGAGCTCGTTCGCACGGTCGGCGACGTACATCGCCCCTCTATGCGCACGGGAGAGTTGCTGAAGGAAATCCCGACCCCATGGCATCTCCTCTGGGCCAACGTACACCGTGTCTATACGGCCCGAGAACTCCTCCGCTACATGCAGGGCGCTCACGGGGTCGTTCGGCTCGCCATCGGAGACTACGATAATCCGAATGCCCGCTACGTCGGCGACTTTGACGAAACGCAACGCTTGAGTCAAGTCCGTCCCGCCGCCCAACAGGGGCGGCTCCCCGCCGGGCACGAAAATCACCGAATCCGAGAAGGCGACTACCGCCAGCTTCCCCGGCAGGCGCTCCTGCAACGCGCGCAATTCCTCGCAGGCCACGTCGTACCGCGCCCGACCGTTACGCGCATCGCGTGTAGCCATCGACCCCGACGAGTCGAACACGATCACAGCGTCACAGGATATAAAGCTCTCAGCGACGCTGCGGCCCTCGGCCTTGGCTACATCAGCGATGCTGCCCGGAACGATTGCGAGTTCCATTTAGCCACTCCTTTGCTAGTTTCACATACTCGGCCCGGTCGTGCCGGGCACAGGGGGAGCAGGCACCCACAGCTCGACAACTTCCTGCATTCGCGTATCCCACTCTGCGTAGAGCGTCCGCCCCTGTGCGTCTTGTATGTCCTGCCAATCTAGGATGTCATGCACGATCACCTTGTCGCCCATCTCCAAGGCCATCACCTCCAATCTCCCTGTGCGCAAGGGCGCGCGGTACCCGCGCGTGCGCGCCACGGGACGCCCGCTGTCTGTCACAGTCGCGGCCAGGGCGAGTCCAGCGTCGTACTTGGCACGCTGCACGGGGTCGCTCAACACCTCATAGGCGTGCTGCACGGCTTGGAACTGCTCTTTGGCGTCCGGCTCCTTGCACCTGTCAGGGTGCCACTGAAAGGCGATGCGCCGGTACGCCTTTCGGAGAACGTCGGCGCCCACCCCCTGCCGGACACCAAGTACCGCATACAGACTTACGGCATCGTCGGGCGATGCGGGAGCGCCGAACCAAGAGCGCAGCACGCTCTCCGATATGACGTAGCGCCAATCACGACCATCCCAACCATAAGCCGCCGACTCGCCGCCGCCACGGTCCCGACAGGCCCCCAGGTAGTGCAAGTCTATGGACATCTTACTCGGTTGGCGCTCGACGGTGTACTCTTTGGGAATCTGTAGCTCCTCCCCCAAATGCCGACGGACCAACTGTTCAAGCGTTCGTGCGTGCCGGGGGTGCACCTCCCACACCTTGTCAAAGCGGTTCCACTTGCGCTCGGAGGTGGGCACGGCGGCCTTCAGTGCGGCAACCAATGCCGGATTGTAAGGGGTCCTCAAGCGCAACATACCATCGTCTCCGCGATCTACTCGCGTCTCATAGAACATTTTTGCGCCTCCAGTGAGGCTATAAGGGCGTTCCCCTCGGTAGGGGTTAGGCCCATGATCTGCCCGTGCGCCGTGGCTATGCTCCATAGCCTACTGATGTGCTGCGCGTCGTTCAGGCTGTGGCTCATCGCCCCACGGCGGGCATCCTGCCACATATGCAGCGCGGCCAGGATTGTTCGATACTCTTGCTCTGTGACCGTCAGAGTAATCACGTCAACCCTCCTTCTTGGCCTCAAAGTGCTGTCCAAAGACAGACACACCGCCCGGAGCGAAGGCCAGTATCGCCACGGCACGGGAGAGGTCGTTTGCCAATCCGGACGCGCGTCGCGCGTCCCCAAAGAGCAATACATCTCTCTGGTAGGTCAACGCCTCTCCGAAGTCGACAGCCCAGGCCCACTCCTCCGGTCCAGGCCCGCCCCGCTCTTGCAAGTCCGTGATTCGAAGAGGGACGGACGCTGCCAAAAAAGCACCTAGATTGCGCACTCTAACACCTCCTCCAATAGATCGTGATATTCTTCAGGCACTTGGAATCGGAGAGCATCGATTCCATAGCAGCCGCCGCAGGAGTCCAGTATCTCCCCTGTGCTCCGCGACTCGATGGTGTACGCCCATACGTCGCCTTGCAGCCACATATTATAAACGGCGACCTCCTGCCTCAGTATCTCTTCAGCCTGCTTCAATCGCGCTTTGCTCAACCGCTGTACGCCGAACTCCGCGCGTAGCTCGTCCTTGGTCACGTAGATGTAACCCACCTGTCCCCAATCCCAACCAAGGGGGTCACAGGCTCGAAATGTTCGAGACGACGTGGACATAGCAAGTCCGCTGTGGTCGAACAGGAACAAGTCCAGATACAGCAAGTCTGGGTGCCCTAGAACGTACTCTTGAAGCCGGCCCTGCTCACACAGGCGCTCGGCCTTGCGGCAATCGCCGGGGAGAGCGCAGGCCATGTCGTAGAACCAATCCTCCGGCGACGCTGGTAACCCCTCATCTCCTAACGTGTAGCGGTTATGCCAGCAGACCATGTGGCCCAGGTTATCCCACTCCCTTCTCGGTCCGTCGTCCAAACAGTCCGGAGACAAGGACAGTCGTACCTCTGAGTTCTCCATTGTCACTAGCATGTCAGTGACACCTCCTCTTGAAGCAAATCATATGCAGCGTTGCAGGCCTCATCCGCGTCGTCTATAGGCAGGTATTCTCGGTACGTGTCTGTGTCCTCGCGGTAGACGACCCCTACAAGGTCGTCTTTGACGTACAGCCAAAGGCGCACGATGCCCAAGTGCCGCGCATTCACGGGTGTTCTGCCCACACGCAGGTCCGGGCCGACCACGATGTAGGGGCCTTGGTACACGTCGAAAGGCATTAGCCTTCCACCGACGGCCTTGGCAACCGCTGCGTGTATCTTCCACACATCACCGTTGGAGTCTGTTCCATCCTGGTTTACCCAGTGCATCTCGCCTGTCATGTTAGCCTCCTCTCTGGCGACGAACGATATAAGCATCGCGCGGCAGATCGTCCACATTCAGATCGCTGGCATAGTCCGCCGCACGCTGTCCGAACTCTGCCGGCCAAGTACCGTAGACAGCTGCGGGGCTGGCCAACCTCGCAGCGGCAGTGTGTGCGTCGTCAAAGTACACGAAAGGCCCGCCTACGCACCGCGCACGGTCGCTAACGCGGGCCACGTAGTAAAGAGAATCCCCACGGTTACGAAACACAATGTAGAGTTCCATCACATCCCCTTTCTAGTCACCTGTAATAACCAGCCTGGGCTCCGGACCATCCATAACCGGCCAGCGAGGGCACCCGCGTGAAGGCCAGTAGTCGAACCGCCACCAGGCCCCACACTTGGTGCACTGCACCAGACCCCGGCTTTGGTCCCCGCGCGGGGCGTCGGGCAGCACGGCCCCACAATCACATACCCACCATTTGTCCACGCTACCCCCCTTACGGTTCGTACAGTACAAAGTCGTTGTCGGCCTTGCGTAGCCACGCCACATCCTCTGGGTGGTCGTCATAGTGCATGTTGAGCAGGTTTGTTGTGACGGCCTCAGAGCGATGCAATGGCCCACATACGCCCGTGACCCGGCCATGCTCCAAGCGCACGGCGTAGACCTCTCCGCTACGCTTGTGCGCCCAATACTGATACGTCATGTTGCTCCTCTCTGTGTTAATCCGTCCAGACTTGCAAGGGCGTAACGCCTCGACAGATTAGACCGGGTAGCCCTCTTCGGAGAGCACGTCGAAGAAGTCCGGGGCAATCGGATCGGACAACTCTGCGCCCCGAGCGTCGATTAGCGCTCGTATATGTCGCACCTCTTCTCCTGTGGCAAGTTCAGATAACAGGTCTTTGTACGTCGCTGGCGCATGGGTTCGCTCAAACATGGCAACCCCTTCATCCCAGTTTCCTTTGCCCGCCGTGTTTCTATAGCCGAGTAGTTCCATTCGTCGCTCGGCGCGAGAAGCTAACTCAGCCCATAGCGGACGCTCGCCCGGCGGCTGCGGCGGAAGCGTTGCAGGAAGTACCAGCATGACATCGTGGTATTCCTGAACAATCCAGCTGTTGAGGTAGGGCCAATCATCGACATAGATTTCCACGCTGACCTCCTTATGCAGAGTCTTCATCCTCGTCGATGACAAGGATTTCGCCATCATCCCACAGGAGGCAAGTACCATCGCCCCCCTGCTCGTCCTGCGGCACCCAGACCGCTAAGACAAGCGACTGCCCGCGTGCACGGTCCCAGTTGCCCCGCGCCCAGATGAATCTATCATCATCTGGGACGCCGGCTACCTCTTGGTAACCGACGCGAATGGACGGCCCGGTCGCCGCATCCAGAATGCGAGCAGCCTCAAACAACTGATCGACTGTGAGTCTCATCATAACCCCCTTTCTGCTTCCCCACGGGGGATGATATCCCCCGTGGGGTAAGGCCTAGACCGGTTGCACCCAGTACAACGACCAAGCCAGACCATCCGGCACATGTGACGGCGCTAGGGTCCGCCAGGTGCCATTTGGGGCATATGCCCCGATGGTCCGATGGCCGTTCTGCTTGGTGATGATGTACTCGATGCCATCACCATCGACGGCGACGGCAACCGGGTGCGCGCGGTGGCCGTAGTAGCGGCCAATGAACGTGTGGACTTCTGGCGGTAGCATGGTGATAACCTCCTTTGCGGGGTGGCTCTGGTAGAGGCCAGAGCCACCCTAGCGGCTAGTACATCATGGCCCGCCTGGGTTCTAGACCAGTGTTGCCCTTATCGCCGGGCCAGCGGTTCAGCAGCCAGTAGCCGAACCGCCACCACTGGCCGCACCGTCGGCACTGCACAAGGCCGCGCCCTTGGTCCCCGCGTGGGGCGTCGGGCAGCACGGCCCCGCAATCACATACCCACCAATGCTCCGCGTCGCTCCAATGCATGTTTTCCTCCCTAACCATTCAGTTTCACGACGGCGCCCAACCGAAAAACAGATACTCCTTTTCTCCTTTCTCTGGCTCAAGAACGATGCACCCTGCCGGTCCCCACTTGTCCACACCGCGCGCCATGAGGAGCGTGTAGGCGTGTTCCTCTGGCTCCGCCCCTCTGGGGACCTCTACCATGACGAAACTTTCCTTCTCGGCTATAGAGCCAGTGTAGCCGTCATGACCGAACCTGTAGCGAGCCATGTCCACGGCGCGGCGGAACGCCTCCTCCGGCGTTCCGCCTCTAGAGCGTGTGTAGAATGTATTCGCCCCCATTGTCATTCCACCTCCAGATACTCGAACAGTTTGGGGTGCAACTCGCGCGCCCGCTTCTCAGATATCCGCTTACACTCGTCGCGCAAGTATGCGCGCGACACGCCAGTCGACGCCACAGGGGAGTTGGGGCGGTCGTACAGCCCTGCTGCTCCCCATGCGACGTCTCCCAGAAGCGGGGTCTCAGTGTCGATTGCTATACAGTTCCCGTTAGGTTCTCGATAGAATCGTATGCCCCTCATTGTGGTCCTCCTTTCTCTGGCTCAGATTGTCCACACCACGGAGTCCTCGTCACGTATGTGCCCGGTGCACCAAGGCCCGGCAAGGCGTCGGGACTTTGGTAAGGGTACGAAGAAGAACTCCCGGAGAATGTCCCGATGTGCTTGTTCTTGGACGTCACAAGGATGTGGGTAGTTACGCCAGAAATCGAGGCGCTCTGCGTAGTAGGCCTCTAGGCGCTTGCACCAACTAGAGTTGGTTTCGATGACTTTGTAGCGCGTTCCGAACGGCAGCAGGCGCACCGTTATAGGCTCGCCGTACCACCGCACGTTGCGCGTTGTGAAATCCAAAGTCCCCATGCTGACCTCCTCTGTTTACGGTTTACACAATGAATGCGTCGACCAATGTTCGGCGTACCCGTTTGTCACGGCCCAAGCGAACAACTCCAGGTTGTACTCCGGGTCGTACAGGGAATCCTCGCACCACTCTATGCCGGCCATCTCTGCGAACCATTCGCCCGTGGAGGGCATGATCTGTGTCAAGCCGATTTCACCAGCGCGCCCCACCGCGTCAGCGCGCCATGAGGATTCGTGCTCTACGATGCAGGCACTATACGCAGGGTCTAGTCCGTACCGTAGAGAGATAGATAGCACAAGCACACGCAAGAAGATACTCATTCTCGTTCGTAGAACGTTACCAAAAAACCGTCGCTCATGGGTGTCAAGTACTCTACGGCGTCCTCGGGCACAGAGGGGAGCATCTGGCGGGCGATGGACCCCGGCTCCTCAAGGTTGTTATCGTCGGCTAGCATGTACGCCGTGCTCACATGCACCGTGGCGATGGGTTCCGCGTCGGGCAGCGCGTCGATCAAAGTATACAACGACTGCCAGACATGTCCATTGTGACACGTGTTTCTAATGGTGACGAGATTGTGCTCCTGAGAGACAGATACTTCGTGGGTCTCGTGCGGCGGGGCGGCCAAGCAAAACGGACAGACGCCCATCTGCACATGCACCCCACGGCGCCAGGCTTCTGATAACATGCACATGCTTCCGTCCTTTCGTGTCATGCAGCGTATCCTGCAAATGCAGTGCGCATTTGCAGGAGATAAACTGGCAGGGGCCTGTGAAAACGGGCACAGAGGGAAGTGGAAAAAACAGTTGTGAAACTGGAAGAACTTTTTGTGAAAGTGGCAGCAAATGAAAATTTAGATGCATTTTGCTGCCAGTTTATCATGGCATATACTGGAGTCAACCGGAAAAGACCGCGAGGTTTTCTACACTTTTGGCAGATAAACTCGCTTTTCTACACCCTGGCGCGGAGGGGGGTAGGGGCAGAAAAGAAGAAGTTTTTAAGAGAGAAGCGGAAAGTCATTATCCGCTTATATATATATATATATATAAAGTTCTTATAGAAGGGGGGTCATTTCACAAAGTGTAGAAAAGCAGGTTTATCTGCCAAAAGTGTAGAAAAGATATAGATAGTTTTCTGTTTTTTGCTTTTGAGTGTATGATAATATGGCAAGCGCAGAGAGGCATATTGTGTGAAAGCGGCAGAACTTTCTGTGAAAGCGGAAAGTTCTTTGGGAAGTCCAAAAGACTGGAAAAGAGTGCATAGGACAGCAAGAGACAGCAGAGAAAAAAGAGGGAAAGACTTGCGGGAGCGCCTAGAAAACCGCAACCAATGGAGAGATTTTTCGACTCGCATTGATCGCGGTTTCCTAGACGCAAGGCTAAAAACTGCTTTGCGCTCTTTTGGTAGAGCGCTAGCTGTAGAGAGGATAATCCTGCTGGTCTATCCTCTCCTCCATACTGGCCTCGATGTCCTCTACAGCGGCGTTGATTTGGGCAGCGTCGCCAGTATTCCAGTAGGCGACCTCCTTGCCGCCCACCGTGAAGGCGTGGACCCCGTGCCCACCGAACCAGACAAGTATGAGGTTAGAAATCGGGTCCCAGCGCACCAAGCGCGCTCCGTCCAGCCGTTCAGCGAGACACATGTTTACCTCCTTTTGATAGCCCAAAGCAGCTTGCCTGAACGCTTCCAACTGCCACGGCTGCCACCGCTCCCAGTGATTTGGTGGGCATACGCCCGAGTGCTCGCAGATGACACAGCCACGGCCTTTGCAGATGGGGCAGCTTACGACTTTAGTCCCCTGAACCTGCGAGTCGGGCGCGTAGTCGCCCCCGAGAAGGCGTTCGCCGGTCTCCGTCTGTGCTCTCCAGAACATCATCCTAAGACCTTGGCGCTTGGCTCTGTTTCTCTGCTGGCTAATCTCGCCTCGGTTCATAGCCGGGAATAGATAGTGTAGGTCCGTGGGGTCGTCGGCTCGCGCGGCGTACCCTACGACGTGGTACGTGTAACTTTTGCCCATTGCAACCTTCCTCTCGGTTTATTGTCTGATCGGCGTTTTCTAGTTTATGTGCCGATGGTATGCGTCCAAGAGCATAGCGATTGCCTCGTGCAGGTTTGTGCCACTACCGCTGAGAAAGCAGCCGCAAGCGGTCTTGAACCAGACTCGGATATTGCCAACGTCCGTCATGTCGATGCGTAGATTGCGCGTGCCATGCTGCCCTGGGTTGTCCTGTGTCTCTCGCCAGTCGCCCCAGAGCATGTCTTCAAGTTCTCGTAGCGTCGTTTCTGCATTTGGTATAACCATGGTCATTCCTCCAGTGCGTCACGGACGTGCGACGCCGCAGGCTGCGGCCACATGGAGACCGTCAACGGACCGCGCGGCGGCAGTTGTCGCCGTGGCTTTGCTTGAACCTCTAAGTGTAGCGCGTCGATGAGCCTATAGAGAACGCGCGTGGCGTTCTCTATAGACTCCAACGCGGCGGGCAAACCGGTTGTGGGCCGCGTGTCGACTTTCATGGTTCGATACGCACAACAACGTTGCCCACAACGTCGCGGAACGGGTCGGGCAAACCTTTGACCACCCGACCGCGATAATCGAAGGCCAACACTGCAAAGTTCCCAAACTGTTCGAAATACTTCACACGGCGGATTTTGTCGTACTTGTCACGCGCTACGATAAGACGCGCTTTGGCTCCTTTCAGAATCCAGCGGGTCCCAGAGTTGTTCAAGTAACGCACTTCGCCATCTTTCAACATGCTAGTCCTCCCTGTGCTCCAGGCATTCTGGCTCATAGCATTCTACGATAGTGATCGTCGTAGGGAGCGTATAGATTGACGCATCGCGCGGCATGATCTCGTAGCCGTCGCGTTTGTTCCCCGTGACCTTATAGCCCGGGTCCCAATCGTCGCGGTAAGTGTCCGCGTGCCATTGCGCAGCGTCACGCGCATCGCGCAGCGTTTGGTATACCTCGTTCGTCTCTGGCATGTATCCAGGCATACCTACCAGAACGTGATAGTGTTTTTGTGCCATTGTAACCTCCTCGTGCGTTTTTTGCGCAATAATCTCCTCGCAGATTTTTCGCGCAATGCCGATAGGCCCCGAGAAAAAAAGAGGTTAGACGGATATCCGTCTAACCTCTCTCTCCGCTACAATAGCAAGACCTTATATGCTATCAGTCGCGCTCCCGCCGCGTCCATTTCGGCGGGGCTTAGGTCTTTGCCTCGCTGCTCTGGTCGCAATCGGGGCAGGTCGATTGCGACCACCCGGGCGGCTTCCGCCGCCAGGTGGAGGGGCAGCGTGCCGTAAACGACACGGCCCCGAACATCCTCGGCGGTAGCGTGTTCGATCACCCGCCCCGTGATTCCACGCTGGCGCAGCCACTCGACTGCGCCAACGTGGCGCGAAACGATAACGTTGTCCATGTTATGCCTCCCGTACTTTGCGCAGGTAGCGCGCCATCATCTGGCGCACTGCCAGCCTATGTGCTTCGGCGCACTTCGTGCAGAACCGCTGCCCGGGCGGAATCTCGGCCCCACACTCGCAGTGCGTGAGCCGCCACTTGGCGGCTTCGGCTTCTTGGCGGTCTCGCTCAGCAGCGGCCCGCCGGAGAGCTTCGTCTTGCTCTCTCTCCCGCTGGAGACGACGGCGGGCCGCTTCCTTACGCCGACGAATGCGCTGGCGCATGTGGTCCAACGTCTCCGCTGGGTGACGGCGTCGCCAGTTCGATGGCCACCAAGACCGGTCTCCTGCGGGTCCCGCCCAGACCCGCACCAGGTGGCCTCCTCGGGATGTCATATATATGACCTCCCAGTTGTCGGATACCCGCAGGTACCCAGAGCGGGCGACCTCCTCCGTCTCGTACCAGTCGAAGGGGCACGAGACGGAAGTTGCACCCCTGCACTCCATTATCTCCTCGATGACCACGTCGTCCTCCTCTGTAGAATATAATGGGGTGGGGGGTCTTTCACAAAGACCCCCCACCCCCGCACACGGAGGGGTGAGTCACGTTGTGCCCAGTGCTCGGAGCGTTGGGCACATCGTGGCCTTCTTATACTTCTGGCGCAGAGCATCGCACTTGCTCCGCGCTTCCTCGCGGGTTGGTCCAAAAGACCAACCCGCATACTGGCAATGGGCGTTGTTTGTGCTATGTCCCGGCCTCTGTGCGGCCGGGACATAGCGCACGATTTTTATTCTATTGGCGCGTCGCTTATCCGCGACGCGCTGGAGGAGCACCTTTGCTTGGTGCTCCTCCATTGGTTGCGATAACTTTCCGTCTAACTCTAACCGCACCAACATACTGTACTCCTTTCGCGCATTGGTTCGGCACAGAAACGCGCATAAAACTACACAATCTTTGCGATTATATAGTTTTATGCGCGTTTCTGTGCGCGCTGCATTTTTTCTATAGCACGTGACGCGCATATTATTTTTTGCCTCGCGCGTCGCGTGCTATTATACTATGGGGCAAGGACCAAGTGGATCCACTTTGTCCACTTGGTCCTACAGTATGGAAACGATTACGTTGTAACCGTTTACAATATACTCTAAAACGACGCGCGACGTGTGCCGTCACACGTCGCGCGTCTTGGTTGGTCGGTCTGGACTAGTCCAGCAAGTCCGGTGCGATCACCTGCAGCCGGACCTTGACCGTTCCGACGCCAACCGTGCTTCGCAACTCCGCCGGCACGGATACTTCAGCGTAGTAGGTTTTACCACGCTTGGTTTGCGTTCGGCGGCCCGTAGTGGCCAGGAAAGCGCTCCCTCGGCGGGCCGGCCCGCCGAAGGCGTCTGTTACGCGCGTTTTACCGCGCGACATGTCGACGTGTAGGCTCAAGGTTCCATTGCTCTCCCATGTGGCCTTCCAGTTTTGCGCGGCGGTCCTTTCCGGCGGTATTTGCGCGTCACGCGGCCGGCCGCAATAGGGACAATATTGCGCGGCCGTTGGCCAATCCGCGCGGTTCGAACCGCACGGACATACGTCCGCCGCCGTGTCGTCGGCGGCGGCGGGCGCGGACTTTGGCTCGGGCGCGGACTTTGGCTCGGGCGCGGACTTTGGCTCGGGCGCGGACTTTGGCTCGGGCGCGGACTTTGGCGCGGGCGCTTGTGCCGCCCGCGCGTCACTATCCGCGCGCGCTAAGATGCGCGCGTCGCTCTCGATCAGCGTCGTGAAGGCCATATCCAACTCGTCGCCTAACACACGCACGGCGCGCGATATAGACGTTTGCGCGCCGCGCAAAAAATCATGGCGCCGCGCAATCTGATCAGCCGAGATAGTCACTTGAGTCGTCATTGTGCCCTCCTCTGTGCGATAGCGCGATCGTCGTGTACACACGTACACGACTACGAATGTAACCAGCGTTATAGCGACTACACTAGCATGCACGCTCCCTCCCGTCGTCCAAGAGCCTTTCGAGTTCCTGCAATGCGAGCATGTGCGCGCGCTCCGCGCGCGCAAGCGCTCGCACGCATTCCACGACGTGCGCGCGCGTTCCATACGCGCGTGCGTCGCGTAACATGTCGCGCGCGCATGCCACCGCGCGCGCGTACTCGCGCGCGCGGGCGCGCGCGTCGGTGTGGTTGCGGTCTGTGGACATGACATAACCTCCGTGTGTGCGTGTGCCCGCGCGCGCGTATGCGCGCGAGCGAGTGACTATATATCTCAAGCGACGCTTGCGCGCGCGCGTGCACGCGCGCGCATGTGTGTGCGTCGCGTCGCGTTCGTCGCGGCCCCTATGGGCGCTCACAGTGTACCACAGCCTTACTAGACATAACGTTTGTATTGCTTGCCAGTTTTTTGGCGTGCGCGCGGCGCTTTCGAGTCTGTTAGGTGACGTTATGTCAAGCGGAGAGAGATTCTTATCTCCCCCCACGTCGCTAGATACTTACCCCTACAAAATTTTATAGACACTTACCCCTACAAAATTTTATAGACACTTACCCCTACAAATTTCCGCACTTGACAGTAACCACCATGTGTGCTATTCTAGCCTCATGGCCCTAACAGTCGTCCAGCAGAAATACCAGTTCTGGTTGGCCACGCACCCAGACGACCGTCCGCCAAAACTCAAGACTCACGACGAGTTCTGCGCCAAGTTCGGGGTGACGAAGGCCCAACTGTACGCCTGGGAGCACCTTCCCGGCTTCTGGGATGGTGCGTTCATCCGCGCGCGCGCCGAGATCGGCAAACGCCTGCCCCAGATCATGCGCGCCCTGGCCAGGAAAGCCGAAACCGGCCAAGTCTCGGCCATCAAGCTCGCCCTACAAGCCCTGGGCGTCTACTCCGACCGCCTGGACATTGATGTGGGTCACCGCCTGGACACGGATCAGCTAGTCGTTTACATCACGCCCGCCCTCCCCGCCCAGCCCGCTCAATCCAGCCAACCCGCCCTACCCGCTCAACCCAGCCAGCCCGCTCTACCCGCTCAATCCGACCAATCCGACCAATCCGACCAACTTGAGCTGATCGAAATCCTCACCGAGATCGTAGACGACGATGGCGAAGCTGACCTTCATACCAAATAGTGCGCAACAGCGGGACTTCCTCCTCTCCCGTGCCCGGTACGCGGCCTTCATAGGCGGCACAGGGAGCGGAAAGACGGCTGCTGGCGCGGTGAAGGCCGTTACCAAGATCGCCCGTGGACAAGACGGGGCCATCGTCGCCCCGGACTTTCCACAACTGGCCAAGTCCACCTGGCCGGAGTTCGCCAAGTGGTGTCCGTGGTCCTACTGCACGAACGCCCATCTGGACCATCCCTATACCCAGAAAAAAGTCCTTACTTTTGAAGTCAACCGCAAGGTCGTCACCGTCTATTACGGAGGCATCGAGGACGAGTCCTCCTGGGCGGGTTTGAACATCAACTGGGCCTGGGGCGACGAGCTGGCCCGCAAGCGAACCCGCCGGGCCTTCGACGTGCTGGCCGCCCGTATCCGCATCGGTCCCCAGCCCCAGCTGTGGATCACTACCACTCCCGCAGGCATAAACCACTGGCTGTACGACGTGTTCGTGAAGGGCATCTTCGATGATAGAACCCTGAAGATCTTACGAGAATCGGGCTACGAAGGCCCCATCGTGGAGCGCTTCCACGGCTCCACGGACGACAACCGCGAGAACCTGGACGATCTGCACTACCTCATGCTGAAGGGCATGTACTCGGGGCGCTACGCGCAACAGGAGCTGCACGGGGAGTTCATTACGATGGAGGGCGCGGTCTGGGAGGACTTCATCACTGACCCGGACGACCCAAACAGCAACGTCACCGAGGACGCGGAGTACATCCCCGGTCTCCCTGTGGAGTGGTGGGTGGACGACGGCTACACCCGTGGCCACCCACGGGTGATCCTGTTCGCCCAGGAAGTCCCACCTTTTGTAAACGTTTTTGACGAGTACGTAGCGGAGTACGAGGTCGCGGAGGTCTCCATAGTCAACGCCTTGCAACAGCTCACCACCCACGCGCCGGACATCACCCCCTCCGTGGCCTACGTGGACTCCTCGGCGGCAGAGTTCCGCCGCCGCCTGTGGGACGCGGGCATAGACACCGTGGCTGCTTCACATAACGTGGAGGAGGGCATCAAGCACACCGCCAGCTGGATACGCGACGGGGACGGCGTGGCGCACGTCCGCTTCCACCCGAGGTGCGAGTTTGCCATACAGGAAATAAAGGCGTATGTTATAGATGAAAACACCAAGCGCCCACGCAAGGAATCCGACAACGCCGCCGACGCCATGCGCTACGGCCTGCACCTGAAGGATTTGGGGGAATTCAAACAGACCGAGGAGCAGCCGACGCCTCAAAAGCAAAAGCAAACACAAATACCTGAGTGGGCGCAACGCGATCCTATGCTGACAGACTACCTGCAACGGTGGTATTCATGACACCAGTAGAGGACCCCAAGGAACTGCACAGGTTGAGCGTTCAGGACCGCACCTCGGAGGCCCTGGCCTCCGAGTCGCCCCTGGTGTTCTTCCTGGCCTCGGTGGGCGATAACATCCCCGCCTGGCCCTCCCGCGCGCGCGACCGGGAACTCGATAAACTGTGGCGCACGGAACCCATCTTGGCGGGTGCGGTGTACTCTATGTGCGCCAAGGTCGCGGCGCTGGACTTCAAACTGAGAGGTCCCCGAAAGAGCGTCACCCACTGGCGGCGCGTCTTGATGATGGCCGACCTGGGCGCTGGCTGGATGTCTTTCGTGATGAAGGTCACGCAAGACAACCTCACGCAGGACAACGGGGGCTTCGTGGAGTTCATTCGACCACGGAACGCTACACCCCGCACGCCGATAGTCGGTCTGGCGCATCTCGATTCGCAGCGCTGCCAACGCACAGGGGATTTGGAGACGCCCGTCATTTACACCGACCGTCGAAACCGCAAGCACGAACTAAAGTGGTACGAGGTCTTCCCGCTCACGGACATGCCCAGCCCCCGTGAGGACAAGCGTGGCTACGGATATTCGGCCATTTCGAGAATCCTCCGTGCCGCCCAAACTCTTAGGGATATAGGTATCTACAAACGACAGAAATTGTCCGGCAAGCGCGTGCCGGGCATCCTCGTATTGCAGGGCGTCCGCGAGGGGCGCGTGAAGGAGGCTCTCGAATCTGCCAAGCGGGAGCAAATCGAGGAGGGCCAGACCGTCTACACATCACCCATCATCCTGGCCTCGCAGGACCCGGGGCAGGCCGTCGCCGCAGAACTCATCGAGCTGGCGGGACTCCCCGACGGCTACGACGAGGATACGACGCTCAAGTGGTACATCACCACCCTGGCGATGGGGTTCGGTACGGATTACACCGAGTTCGCGCCCATGCCCGGCGGTGGCTTTGGGGCCGCGACACAGGCCACGGAGATGGCTGCGCGCGCCAGGGGCAAGGGGCCGGGGGTGCTCATTCAACAGTTGGAGTACATGCTGAACTTTTTCGTCCTTCCACCGACGACGGAGTTCCAGTTCGCCTCCACAGACCCTGTGGCCGAGCAGGAGCGCATCCAGCTGCGGCTCCTCCGCGCCCGTGAGCGCGCCCTGCGGTTGAACGCCCAGGAACTTACTCCGGCGCAGGCGCTGCAATTGGCCGTCGATGAGGGCGACGCCCCGGAGAGTTTCTTACAGGAGATGGAGGAGTCCGAGGAGGAGATAGACCTCTTGGTGCGCTCTATGAGCGATCTACAAGACAGTTGGGAGAAGGTCGAGCGCCTGGCGCGCAAGGCGGGGATTCGAGATGGCTGAATGGCCTGTAATGATTCAGGCCGGCACCTTGAAGGTGCGCGGCGCTGCGAATCGTTATACGGCCTCCTACGTCGACAAGTTCGGGGTTCAAGTCAAAGCCATCCAGCTCGCTGAGTGGCAGGTAGACAAGATGCGCCCCTACCTGTTCGACTGGCTGAAAAAGAAGGGGGCACGGGGGAACAGGCTATATCGAAAGACGACGAGCACTTGGCGCTCTCCCAAGCCGAGATTCAAGGTGCATAAAGCCAGCGCGAAGGGACCAAGAACGCTTGCCGACCTGTACGTGATATTCGGGACCGACAGCCCGCTGTACGCGATCATAGACCGGGGCGTGCCGGCCTTCTCTTATAAAGTTCCTGGCTATGGGGATTTGGAATCGCCGGGAATGGGACCATCATCGGGCCTCTACGAGAAAACCGTTGAGATCAGAGGCGGTCTACCCACGGTAATATATCGTCGGAAGAAGGCGATCCCCGACGTGCGTCCTTTGGCCTTCCTTGTGCCCTGGCAGGCGCGTACTACACCAGGTGAATTGAGGTCAGGTCGTACATACGGCGGATCGCAGGGCTACGGAGGTCGCGGGAGAGGCTACAAGCCCGGACTGAGGCGCGTCTACCGCTTCCGCCCGCCGTACAAGTCCCGAAGTGGGCAGGGTCCAAACAAGTGGGGCGACGACCCGCAAAAGTGGTATGTAATGCCCAGACACTTTACGGACATCGTTAAGGCGGAGATCGAACGAGAGATGAGCGAGGAGATTGCCGACGTAATCCAGGACCTGTCCACGAGGATCGTCAAGTCGTCGGATCGCGGTCTGAAGAAAGGGTAGTTGGCACTCTGATGTACGACGGCGAATGGGATACAACATCCGAGCGCGAGCACTTGGAAGCGTTCCCGCTTTCCGAGGACGCGGCCAAGGCCACTGGGCGCTACCCCGACGAGAGCGCCGAGATGCACTACGCCTTCCAGGTACACGCGGTAGGTCCTTATGCGCACGGGGACTGGCGGTTCGAGTACGTCAACGGTGACGAGAACTTTGTAGAGGGTTGGAGCGTACAGATCCAGCACAAGGGACCGCTACCTGAGGGCAAGTCCATCCAGGAGGCTCTGAAGGACGAGAGCCTGTGGCGTGTGGACTTCGATGCTGGAGATATTCGTCGGCGCGAGGTGGAGGGGGGTGCAGTTCGCAGGGCGCAGATCTACGCGCGGCCCAAGACGACCAAGATGCCTACCGCATGGTTGGAAGTGGATGGTAAACTGCGCGTGGCCGACCCAGACGACCCCCTTGTGCCAGGAGTGAAAGATTATGGCAGCATAGTCAAGATTGACGAGGGGAGGGTAGATTGGGGCGCTCAACTTCCACAGCTCTCCGAGTTTTTCGTAGATGGAGAACGCTGGAAGGGCCGCATTGTGTTTCGCCGTCTAGGGCGGCACCGTGCCCGACGAGAAGATGGTTGGCCCACAGACGAGTACGTCGAGGGCGTGGAAGGACAGCCGGTGGACAACAAGGCGGTGCTTGAAGGGCACGCGGGTAATTACTGGCTGATGGAGCGCCCAGAGGACACACGCCCCTACGTACTGTCGCGGACGGCGGTGAAGAACAACTGGCTACCGCCCAAGGGGGTGAGCTGCCTTCCTTCCTCTGTGCGTGAGAAGGTGCCGGAAAACCGGCGCTATTGGACGATGGAGAGGCGTGTTGCCCTTGAAGCGCGGAAGTTACTGGCAGAGGAGATGTCCTTTCCGCTGGACAAGGGCGAGGAGGTAACCACGGTGACTGAGACTGAAGAGAAAGCAGTATGGACGCGGGCCTACATCAACAACTTGCCCGACAGCGCGTTCCTGTACATCGCGCCGGGAGGCAAGAAGGACGATGAGGGAAAGACGACCCCTCGAAGCCTGCGCTACTTTCCGTATCGAAACGAGAAGGGCGAGGTGGATCTTCCACACCTGCGCAACGCGCTTGCGCGTGCGCCACAGTCTAACCTCCCCGAGGCCGTTATCCGGCGCGTACAGGCCCGAGCGCGTCGGATACTCGAAGAGGAGACCAAGGACGACGACAGTCCTGTGACCAAGGTGCAGGACGCCTTCTTGCGTGTCTACGAGGACGCAGCGGGCGATGAGGCCGACGCACCAGTTATCGTCGACCTGTTGGCAAAACACTTGGTTGTAGATATATTTAATGGCAGCGAGCGTCAGCGCTGCAAGGTTCCCTATCAAATCGACGAGGATGGCGCGGTGGATATCTCCCCTGTGCAGGAGTGGTCCCCTGTGCCTGACGACACCGAAGAGAAGGAACTCCCAGCCAATCCCCTGTGGACGACTCTCAAAAACGCCTGGAGCGCGCTGACCAAGCGGCGTAAGAAGGAGGTCGACTTCTTTACAGTCAAGCAGACGGATGGGAGGTACCGTTGGGTCAGCATCTCGTCGACGGGCTTTCTGGATAGAGACGGGGAGATCGTATCCAGCAAAGCGTTGCAGGCTGCGGCGGAGGAGACGGGGGACCTGGGGCCGCTGCGGTTCTGGCACGTTCCAAATTTGGACTTTGGTGTTTGCGATTTCCGCGTTGCAGACGGTGTGGTGCTCATCGAATCGGGTCTGTGGCACAGCGACGACGTAGCCACAAAGGTGCGCGAGTACACCGCGAAGCATCCAGGCAAGTTCAAGGTCTCGATAGGGTTCACCTACAAGGACGAGGACGTTCATAAGGACGTAGAGGTAAAGGGCGTAAAGGTCAAGCGTGTATGGGAACATATCCGTATCCTAGAGCGATCCATAGTCCCTACAGAATGGTCTTCCAATCCCTTTACCAGCATAGACACACAAGGAGAGGTTTCGATGGATGCCAATAAGGAAAAACTGCTGCGAGAGGTCGTCGGCGACGATGAGCTCGTCGACCGCATCGTGGCACGGGTGGACGCCGTGAACACTAAGTGTGTGGACGACGCCGCCGTCTACAAGGACGACGAGAAGTCGGGGATCGAATCGGACGACGCGGATGCGGAACCCGCCAACAAAGATGAAGATTTGGCAGAGGTGCTTCGCTCCCTCGGCGAGGTGATCTCCGACTTCACAGAGAGGATCGACGAGATGCAGAAGGAACTGAAGGAGCTGCGCGACAAGCAGGTCCCGCTGGGGATCGACCTTCAGGACGCCCGTCCATCTCAGAGCGACGACAACGTGACCGATAAGGATGTTGAGGATGTGGACCCCGACGAGGTGCCCAAGGCCGTCAGGGGTCTCAGCATGAGTCTCCTCAAGACTCTCAGTGGAGGTGAGTCATAATGGACAGGGAAGTAGTCGAAATCCTGAAAGGTGTTCAGAAGTCGCTGGACACCCTCTCCAAGTTGCAGTCCAGCGCCAAAGCCATCAGCGGCACGGCGGACGCGCAGCTCATGTTCGGTCCTGGCGGACTCTTCTCGAACTTTGGTCTAGACGACACGGTGATCAACGCCTCGATGTCCCCTCGCGGTATCGACGCTATGCTCCCCGTGGTCCCTACCAGCGAGTTGAGTCCGGTCTTTCCCTTCATCACCGGGTTCGAATCCGACGGCGGCGCTGAGCCGGCGGGTCCCTGTGATGACGCTCCGTCTGGAGTGATGGAGGTCGCGCACACTACTGCTCCCTTCGGGCGGTACACGCGCTCCTCGAAGGAGATGGAGTACAACGAGATTGTCGGCATCCTGAACAAAAGGCTGACCACGGACCTTCGGGTTCTCGGCAGCGTGTTCGGGGGCCGTCATACCCTGATGCCTTCCGAGGCGCAGGACACCGCCACGTTCATCCAGAGCGTTATCCAGACGCAGATGGTCGTGGTGGGCAAGATGCTCCAGAACCTTCTGGTATCTCAAGTGTGGAACGGCTCCCCGTTGAACAACAACGTGGGCGGTGGGTACAAGGAGTTTCCGGGTCTGGATACTCTGATTGCCACCGGCCACGTGGATGCCTTCACGAACACTGTGGCCCCAGCACTGGACTCCGACGTGAAGGACTTCAACTACAACGATGTTTCGGGTGAGGACCCGGACATCGTTCGCTACCTGGCGATGATGCTGTACTACCTACAGCACAATGCCAATCGTATGGGTCTGGCCCCTGTGCAGTGGGTGATCGCCATGCGACCCGAGCTGTTCTTCGAGATCACGGCGGTGTGGCCGGTCAGGTACCTCACTGACCGTGGGGGCGTCAACATGCCCACCGGCACAAGCATTGTCATCAACGACCGTAACAACGTCGAGTTGCGCGATGCTATGCGCCAGGGGTCCTTCCTGTGGATCAACGGTGTGCAAGTTCCCGTGGTAACAGACGACGGTATCTTCGAGCACAACAACGCCAACAACCAAAATCTGGAACCCGGCGAGTTTGCGTCAGACATCTTCGTGGTACCCCTCCGGGCTGCGGGCATCCCCGTGTGCTATTGGGAGTTCCTGGACTACCGTACAGCGCAGTCGGACCTCTCCGTGCTGAACAACAAACAGCAGTTCTGGCCTTCCGATGGTGGTCGGTATCTGTGGAGCGTTCAGAGTCTAAACTGGTGCTTCAAGATTCAGGCCAAGATCGAACCGCGCATCATTCTGCGTACCCCGCAGTTGGCCGGTAAGATCCAGCACGTCAAGTATTCGCCGTTGCAGCATCTACGCAGCTACGACGAGGACAGCCCCTACTTCAAGAAGGGTGGGGTCGAGGAGTATGATACTCCCCCTGACTTCTACACTCCTTGGAGCTAGGTAGAGAGCGTCTAGTCGCGGCTGAAACACAGGGCGGGGGTGGTCAATGCCCCCGCCCGTTAGAGAACAGTGAGGTGCGATGAAGAGAGCCTGTGTGACGGGTGCTGGAGGCTTTATCGGCGGACATCTGGTGCGCGCTCTAAAGGCCCACGGCTATTGGGTGCGTGGCGTGGACATCAAGCTGCCGGATTTTCGGAAGACCGCCGCCGACGAGTTCGTCATTGCGGACCTGCGCGATCCACGGGATGTCGCCAGAGCGTTGGTCATCCGAGGCGGTCCCTTTGATGAGGTCTACGCGCTGGCTGCCGACATGGGCGGCATGGGGTTTATCAGCAAGGCCGAGTGCGAGATTGTACGTCACAACGCTTTGATAAACTTAAACACAATACATGCGGCGTCGCAGTTGGGAGTGGGCCGATACTTCTTTGCCTCCAGTGTCTGCGTCTATCGAGATATGGATATTGGAGAGCCGGAGATGGCTGAGGACGGTGCCTATCCAGCGTACCCAGCCAACGAGTATGGTTGGGAGAAACTCTACTCGGAGCGCGTCGTGATGACTTACGCTCGACACTATCCCATCCAGGTACGCATTGCTCGTTTCGAGAACACCTACGGACCTTACGGAACGTGGCGCGGGGGGCGGGAGAAAGCGCCCGCAGCGATTTGTCGTAAGGTGGCCGAGGTTGAGGATGGCGGGGAAATCGATGTTTGGGGGGACGGGACGGCGGTGCGGTCATACACCTACGTGGACGACTTGGTGCGGGGGATATGTGCGCTCATGCAGTCCGACTTGGAGGGTCCCTGCAACATTGGCCGCTCGGAATACGTTTCGGTGAACGACTTGGTGGATGTGGTGGCTCGCGTAGCGGGCAAACGTATCCGCGTTCGGCACGTTGATGGGCCGGTGGGGGTGCAATCCAGGAACTTCTCACACGCGCGCATTGAATCCATCGGCTGGCGCTCGGAGGTGAGTTTGGAAGAGGGAATCGCCCGCACCTACCCGTGGATTCTGCAACAGGTGGAGGGTGCCCGATGCGTGTAGTCATTCCTGTTTGCGACAAATATACGCATCTCATTCCAGCCAACGTGCATTTCCTGCGCGCTAACTGGGCGGAGTGCCCGGAGATCACGGTGGTCGCTTGTACGGAGCGCATCGAGAACGTGCAAGCGGAAGTCGTCTACGTGGGGCAGGACCAACAGTTTGCATCGAACGTCCTGCTCTATCTAGACCACCATTGTACCGACGACGTGGTGCTTCTGTGGTTGGATGACTTCTTTCTCAGCCAAGCAGATGCGGACGCGGTGGCCGCCGCAGAGAGGCTGGTGCAGGACGGCGAGGCGGATTGTGTACGCCTCTCTAAGATGTTTACACCGGTGGGGCGTCCATACGAGCCGGACAAACGTTTCTGTTACATCGACAAGGACGCCCAATACGCGCTGTCCTTGCAGGCGGCAATCTGGCGTCGAGACGTGCTGCGTGGACTTTTGGTTCCTGGAGAGACACCCTGGGAGACGGAACTGGAGGGTACTACACGTGTGCGGGAACGCAAACACGACCTGCGCCCCTTCCTGGGCGCGGCAGTGCCCATCCTAGAGTACCAGAACTTCTACTTCAAGGGCACCGTGGACGTAGGAGCGTGCGTTTGGACCATGCAACGGTGGCCGCGCGGGAGGGACACATCGTGAGTGCGCTTGGTCCACTGGAGGAGAAGCAGCGTCGCGCCCTGCGTGACCTGGCGCTGTCCATCCGCGTGTGGCCAGGGCGACGAACGCCCACCTTCGTGGTACTGGACGTAGGCGCAGTGCCGGCTTTGCGTGCCGGCTGCCCTGGCGCAACCATCGTGGGCTGCGCCTCCGATTCCCCCTGTGCGATAGATTTGGACGCTGCGGCGTTCACATCTGCGTGGCGCGGGGGGCGCGTAGAATTGGTCTACTTAGGGGATGCGACCAACTGCGCGGTCTGGGTTGAACGATTGCAACCTGGCGGCGTGTTGATTTTGCGGGGCGACGCAGTTGACCTTCAACCCTTGACGCTTGAACGCGCTGTAGGAGACCTTTGGATATATCGAATGCCCGGCGGCCCGCCGTCACGTGTTCCCTATCTGAGCGTTATAACGCGCACCTGCCGTCGTCCCCGTCAGCTGGCGTTGAACATCGCATCGCTGAAGGCACAAACGCACGCGGAGTATGAGCATATCATCCTGGTGGACGACGACGGCGCCGGCTTGGAGGCCGCTAATCGTAGAATCTCAGAGACTGCTGGACGTGCGCGCGGTGAGTGGGTGATGGTTCTAGACGACGACGATATCATCACCGAGGTGACGCTGATCCGCGAGCTGCGACACTTTCAGGACTTCAAAGGCAACCCAGACATGGTGGCTTGGAGAATTTGGCGAGTACAAAGTCTGGCGCCGAAGCCATGTGCTTGGAACCTACCGCCGAAGGAGATCGACGTGGCGAACGGTCACATGGTGTGCAACTGCTTTGCGGTGCGTCGACAGTTGTACGACGACACGATTCACGCTTTCAACCGCGCTGCGGCAGGGGATCAGTCATGGTTGAAGGCCATTCTAGCGAAGCAACCAAATATCTTTTGGTGGGATCAAATTGTATCACACAACCTGACAATTGGACAAGGCCGTTCTGAGGAAGGAGTGTCTTAGTGGCTACACCGCTCATCCTGGCGCGTTGGCCGCAAATCATAGATCGAGTGCCCGAGCTGATAGAGGAGCCTGGCGATCTTTTGTACGTGGGGGCGAATAAGGACCGCTTCCATTACGGCATCGATCTATATCGAGCCGGCAACCGCCTTACTGTGTTGGAGATTTGGCCTCCATACATCGACGAGATAAAGCACAAGGAGATGATCCACAACATCGTATGTGGGGATGTCCGTGAGGCGGATCGTCTGGTGCTGGGCCATCATATGTTCGACTACACCGTGTGGTGGCACGGGCCGGAGCACCTTGACTACGAGGATATCCCGGATGCCCTGTGGCGTTTGGAGCGCATTACTCGTCGCGTTGTCATTTTGGGGTCTCCGTGGGGGCGCTATCCACAGGGGACAGTGCATGGAAACCCCTACGAAGCGCACCGTTCGGCGCTCATGCCAGACGATTTCCAGCAGTGGGGCTACGAAACGGCTACATTGGGCGAGCCGCACGTTATCGACTCGAACATTCTGGCCTGGAGGCGTTTGAAATACACCCGTAGAAGGCGGTCACGCAGTGCCAGGAAGTCAACTACCGCCAGATAAAGCAGGCGGCTTGCCCTTCCAGTTTTCGGGTCTGTACCCCACCCCTACTGGGGTTGGGTTGGCCTCAAAGTGTGGACTTGTGTACAGGATACGGGCAGTGCGGCAGAAGAGACACGGCTTGTCAAGCCAAGCGCCATTGAGTCAAGGAAGGAGGAAGGTGCGTTCCTCTATCGTCTAAAGACGACAGTTTCCTGCACCGATTTTCTATGAGAGTTTGGTTGCATCCAAATCCAAAACCTGTAGAGCGCCTCAACAGCGGTCTCGACGTTGCTGTGTATTACATGCACCGCACACTGCCAGCGGTAGGCGTCGAGTTGACCTCCGACCGCGATGATGCGCATTTGCGAGCCGTCCACATCTGTTCGCCTAACGGCGATCCGGTTGATGTGGTGCATTGTCACGGGCTGTACCCTACGGCGTCGTTGTCTATGGGTTCCTGGGCGTGGGAGGTGAACGCGCGCGTCATAGACGCGGTGCGTTCGGCATACGCCGTGACCGTGCCCAGCCGGTGGGTCGGGGAGATCTTCGCCCGCGACCTAGGCTTCTGGCCGCATGTCGTCCCGCATGGGATAGACATGCGGGAGTGGCCTGCACCGGGACCGCGAGAGGTGCGCGCTATCGTCCTGTGGAACAAGAACCGCGATACAGACGTATGCAACCCCAAGCCCGTAAACCGACTCGCGGAGGCGTGTCCAGATTTTCGGTTCGTGACCACCTTTGGCGAAGAAGCCCGCAACGTCACGGTCATCGGCCTCCAGCCTATACAACGAATGCGGGAGGTCATCTACAGGTGTGGCATCTACTATTCGTCCACCAAGGAGACGTTTGGCATCGGGACGTTGGAGGCGATGGCCGCCGGTCTCCCTGTGCTCGGTTGGAAGTGGGGGGCGACGCCGGACATCGTGCGGCACGACGTTGAGGGATATCTGGTTGATCCCTACGATCTGGACGCTGAGCGGGAGGGCCTGCACTATATTCTGGACAACTACGAACGCTTGAGCAAGGCCGCACGAGAGAGGGCGCTGTCGTACACCTGGAAGAACGCTGCGCGTGCGTATCGCACGGTGTACAACGCCGCTTTAGCTGCCAAACGGGAGGAGTCGCAGGCGCAGGTCTCGGTTATCATTCCGTGTTATAATTACGAACAGTACGTGGGCAGGGCTATTGAGAGTGTCAAAGAGCAGAAAGGCGTCGATTGGGAACTGATCGTAGTCAACGACGGCTCGACGGATGGCTCTCTGGAGGTCATCCGCGAGGCCATAGGCGACGACCCCCGCTGTCGTGTAATCGACAAAGCGAACACAGGCGTCGCCGACACACGCAACGCCGGCGCAATGGCGTCTGAGGCTCCATTCATATGCTTCCTCGACGCGGATGATTTCCTGATGCCTGGCGCGTTGAGGCGACTGCTGAAGCCGATGCTTGCGGATCGTCGTCTGGGGCTGGCCTACGGAAAGCTGTATCTGACCGACGCGGAGGCTAAGACCACAAGCGTGGGCGCCTGGCCGGGCGCTTTCGATGCGTCGAAGCAGGTGAATCGTCAGAACTGCGTGCCCAGCTTCAACATGATGCGTCGAGAGGCTTTCCTCCGTACAGGGGGCTTCAGACAACTGTTGGCTCCGGCAGAGGACGCGGAGCTGTGGACGCGCCTGACCCTCGCCGGCTACGACATCGCGCAAGTCACCGAGGAGCCGGTGTATGTCTATCGGATGCACGATAAGAGCGCGACCAGCAAGGTTCGTGGCGCAGGGAAGGAGCCAGACTGGTCCTTTTGGCTCCCGGGGGCCAACGGGGGGTCGCAGCCCATTGCCTCCCGTGTGCCGCCGAAGCATATCTCGCATCCTGTCTACCCTTACGACGAGCCGATGGTCTCGGTGGTCATCCCCGTAGGCCCGCGCCATGTAGAGCACGTCCGCAAAGCCATAGAGTCTGTGGCGGCGCAGACGGACCCGCGATGGGAGCTCATTGTCGTGGACGATACGCAGGAGATCGTCCCTCTGCGCCAGCAAGGGGGCGCGATACCTTACGAGCAGGTGTACCCCTGGGTGCGTTGGTTGGAGAATCCACACCCAGGAAACGTCTCCGCAGCGCGCAATGTAGGGGCGGAGATCGCGCGTGGGCGGTTCCTGTGCTTTCTGGACGCCGACGACTATCTCCTGAGGGACTACTTCAAGGCCACCTTGGAGATCACCGAGAACTGCGAGACGGATTCCGTCATCGTGTACACGGATTGGATTTCGAGTCCCGAGGGCAAGGAACATCAGGCGAAGAACTGGAACCTGTCCCGTTTGTTGGAGTACGCGCTCTTTGCCGTGACCAACGTGCATCCTAAGGCGGCCTGGAAGACGGTTGGCGGTTTTGACGAAACGCTCCCTTTGTGGGAAGATTGGGACTATATGATCCGTCTGGGCCTGGAGGGGTACAAAGGCGTCCGCGTTCCGAAGCCGCTGTTCGTGTACTGCTACGATACAGGGCTGCGCCGCGAGGCAAGTCTGGAGCGAGAGGACGAGCTTTTGGAGAGGATCAAAGCCAGGTACGCATCGGCGGTTCCCAAACCCAGACGCAGTTGCAGTCGATGCGCGTCAGGGGCCTCTAATGGTATCCTGCAAGTGAAGCGACCTACAGTGTTGCAAACGCAGCCCAATGATGTCAAGGATAGAGGCGTGCTGTTGGAGATGTCCTCTGGGATTTCTGGGCACAGAGTCCTCCGCGTGCCGGGCGGCGGCAGATACCACTTTGGAGAAGGCAAGGATTCGAGGCAGTACGTTAAGTCTAAGGACGTGGACTTCTTCCTGAGGCGATGGCCGGGCATCTTCAGGGTCGTCCCCGTAGAGGAGCGCTGATGGCTAAAGCGAGCACCCCGACACTCCTGAGTCTGGATCAATATGCGTTCATCACCGGCCAAGAGCCGAGACATTTCAACTCGGTCATCTGTGCGCAGTTCCCGCCTAAACGGGATGTGTCTACGTTGTGGTACCAGCACGGTTGGATGGCCAGCGGCAAGGCCTCCCGTGAAGAGCTGGCCGTGGCCATCGCAGAGGCGGAACAGACCATCGCCGAAAGGTTGAGATATTGGCCCGCCCCCGTATGGATCACGAACGAGGTACATCAGTTCCCACGGGCGACGGGGCTGCCTGAGGTTGGTTTGCTACAACTGCACGACATCCCAGCCGGATACAGGGATTTTTATAGGCTGTATCCGCGAATGACCTTGAATTGGGGGCACCTGCAAGCGCCTGGGCGTCGTCGCGTCCAGGAGGTCGCGTTGGACGTGACAGTAGACTATATTGACAATGATGGGGACGGCTTCAAGGAGACCGCAGAGATTGTGATCCCCGACATAGACGCGAGCGGTTGGTCTGCCGGGGAGATCGTAGTCGTCCACAACGACGACGTGTCGTGCGAAAACCGTATACGGTTCCTGCGCTTTACGTTGCTCGAAACGGGCATTACGATTCGCGGAAACAGCGCTCAATTCGTGCTGCCCGACCTGTGGGAGTACTACGGCACAGAGGAGGGTGCTACGCGCGGGATCGATGGCGACGACCCCGACAACTACCTGAAGACAGTGAATGTCTATCGTGAGACGACGACCACGGAGGGAGAGGACAACGCCCCTGTGGAGTTCCTTCGTCAAAGCATCGCCACAACAGACCCTACGTACTACGCAGCTCGGCGTGGAGTGATGCAGGTGCGCGACGGTGTGACGAGCGACGTACACGTCATTCCGGCCACGTGGGATGAGGACGACGCTGTTTGGGTGGCCGGGAGCCTCCCTGGACGACCAGACGTGGTGCGTTGTCACTATCAGGCGGGGGTAGCCCTGAACGCTCACGGCTGGATGAGTCCCCGCATGGCGCGAGCGGTTGCAGCGTTGGCTACGGCGCGGGTGGCGAAGACGCTCGACACGTATGGGCCGCCACAGAATCTCGTGGAGCGTTGGCAGATGATCCCCGACAACCCTCCATACGCGCAGCAGATATGCCCGTGGGGGGCACAAAATGGCGCGTGGGAGGCCTACCAGCTGGTCACGAGGGAACTTCATGCGCCGATGGGTATTAGCGTTTAGGAGGAGCAATGAGTGTTATAGACACGACGTTGGTTACGACGCTCTTGGCGTTCTTGGCTGAGAGCCTTACGGAGTATTTCCTGACCGACACACCGGCGGACCGTTATAAGAAGTACGTGGCCCCTTTGGTAGGTGTACTGCTGGCGTTCAACTTCTCGCTGGATCTCTTCACGGAATTCCTGCGGTTGGAGAGTGCTATCCCCTACGTCGGTGTGATCCTTACGGGTATCCTGTTGGGGAGGGGTTCCAACTGGGTACACGACTTTCTGGAGCGTATCACCGGAGGTAACAAAAATGCCTGAGCGAATCTTCAAGACAGGCCAAGGCCGGGTCTTTCTCCAAATGTACGGAGGCAGCCCCGATCATCCGCTAGAATATCGAGGCCGTATGCGTATGGGCGGATTCACGATCCCCTTTGGGGACGTGACTCCAATCAAGGAACCGTCCATGAAGGCATACGACCAGTTCGAGATCGTCGGCAAGATCAAGGGTGAGGCCGGGCTTCCAACCACGTCGGTTTCCGCCCGTTTGAGTCATGCCAACGAACTCATGGAGACGCCGTGTCCTCTGCACTTGCAGGTGCACTACGGCTCCTGCCAGGACCCTACGGACTTGCATAGGGGATGGGACCTCATCTTCGATTTCGAGGGCGCGGAACTGTCCAGCATCGAGGCGACCGATCTCACGGCCATCTCGGAGGACCAGCAGGCCCTCGTCGAGTTGACCGCCAGCCTGTCGGCTACGCGCATCCAAGAGGTGCGTCGTATGATGCTTACTGAGCGCGCTGACGAGGCAATCTTGCGCACCGTAGTGAAAGTTCTGGTAGCCGACTACATCTCCTGTGGGGATTGCGGCTATCTGTCGGACGGCAACCAACGAATCCTTGCAGTCATGCAAGGCTCGGGCGCAGCGTCGCCAGGGCTTCCCCCCGAGCTGATCGTCTCCATCAACCAGGGCAGGACGGTCATGGAGTACGACATCACTACGCTGACGGGCGACGAGCAGCCCACGGGGTTGGCCGTCGCTGGTGCCCGCGTATTGGTGCCCTCCACGGCGGCTGGCTCCGTGAGCTATGCGGATCTTACGTCACTGGACACCTGGGCAGAAGTGACCGACGGTTTCGCAGGGGTGGCAGACCCCATCGCCGTCTTCGCACTGGCTGCGACGATTGTGTGGGTAGTTGGCACGAACGGGCACATCTGGTTCTCTGAGTCGCCAACGTCCTCATACGAGGTCCAAGAGGCCGGCACTCTGGCGGCGGGGGAAGACCTTACTTGTATCCACGCCTGCAACTCGCAGGACGTTCTGGTGGGCGGCGGAAACGGTACGCTGTTGTACACCAACAACGGAGGCCTGGCATGGGCGCTGGCCCCCACGACACCCACCTTGGACGACATCAACTGTGTGTGGATGCAGACCACGTATCGTTGGTTGGTTGGCGACAACGCAGGCCACCTCTGGTACACCAACGATGCGGGCGCTACCTGGTCCGAGATCACCTTCCCAGGCTCCGGCACAGGGAGGGTGGAGGACATCGTGTTCGCACGACATCCCGCCGGACCGTTCGGGTTCTTGGCGCATACCAAGTACGATGTGGCGACTGGCTACGATGGGCGCATCCTGCGGACCATCGACCACGGTAATTCCTGGTACATCCTGCCCGAGGGCGCGGGAAGCATCCCAAGCAACAACGGGATATACTCCCTCTCGGCGGGGGTCAGTCCTAACTTTGTCGTCGGCGGCGGAGTTGGCGAAGACGACGAGGATGGCATCCTGGTCGTCGGAGCGTAAACCCGTTCCGATAAAGCACAGGGGAGTGTGCGCCCTCCACTCCCCTGTGCGAGAAGCATTCGAGGGCGCACGTAGTGGAGGGCGAGGATGTCCGAGGTAAACGAGGAGAAGGTCGTACAGGCAGTCGAGAACGTTGCTGAGGGAAAGGACGAGTTCTCTCCAGAGGTCACACTTTCCAACGGGGCCAGGGTCCTATGCAAGGCCCTTCCCAACTCTATGCTGTCCCGCATCTGGACGCAGTTCCCCGAGCCGAAGCCACCGATGGTAGAGATAGAGTCGGGTGGTAAACGTTGGAAGGAGCCGAACCCCGATGACCCCGAGTATATAGCGGCTTTGCGCGAGAGGACGCTGAACATCTCCGAGGCGGTGCAGCGGTTGACGCTCCTTCGCGGTGTAGAGGTCGTAGGTCTTCCAGAGGACATAAAACCTTTCGAGGAGGACGACGACTGGTTGGAGGAGCTTGCCTGGTTGGGCGTCGTCGTACCGACGTCCCCCGCAGCCCGTTATGTAGAGTGGTTACGCTATCGCGTGATCACTACGGCAGACGATTACGAGAAGATCCAGAGTATGTGCAACCGCCTGAGCGGAGTGACAGAGGAGGACATCGCCGAAGCGGAAAAGTTGTTTCCAGATCTTCGTGGACGGAGAGCCGTTGGATAGCGCTTTGGAGGCGCTTCCACCGCCTAGAGACCCCGAGCCGGAGGTGCGGTTCAGTTACCTCTGGGAGATGCGAGAGGCCGCGCGGTTCTCTCATATGGAGTATGGGAGGTTCATGTCGTTGCCGCCCCACGAGAGGGCGATGTGTGTGGCGCATTTTCGGGCGCAGCAAAAGTTGTCCACCGTGTTAAGGCGGAAAATGCAGCCGAGGCAAGGAAGGAAGCCATAAGTGTTAGGACGTAGTTTACCAGGCACGGCGGGTATGGCCGTGCCGTTCGTGGGACTACAACTACAGCTCTTGGGCGTCGCCGCCGTGGAGTCTGGCCTTCGCCGCGTCGAGTCTATAGCGAAGAGGATGGGGGAGGCCGTCGACACGGAGACCGCCATGCGCGCTGCCGCGCGTGGTGCCGCGCTCCTGGGCGGCACCCTTATGGCCGTTGGTGCGGCTGCGGCCGCGTTGTCTACGTCGTTTTTGAGCGCGGCCAAGGACGCCGAGAGTTTGACTACGGCGACGCGCGTCATGGCTTTGATCAACGGTGTGAGCGCCGAGACTATTGATAAGATCGTAGCGAGTATGCGGGAGCAGCTGTACACCTCCCGTGAGGCGCATACGGTTATCAATAGTCTCATAGGCGCGCAGTTGGAGGCCACACATGCAATCGAGCTGGCGGCGGCGGCCAACGACATAGCGACAGCTTACGACCAGGAACGCATCGCCGTTTTGACGGCCCTCACACAAGCCTATATATCGGGCAACGCAGAGGGGCTGCGTGCAGTGGGCATCGCTGTGCGTGCAGAGGATGTCTACAACCGTGCTGCACGTGCGTTGGACAAGAAGACCTCTGAGCTGACGCTGGCCGAGCGCCAGCAGGCCGTGTACAACTACACCATGGAGCAGGCCGTGCGCGTCTCCGGCGCGCACGCGGAGACTCAGGACCAGTTGGCCTACCAGATGGAGCGCGTAGCTACAGCATCTGAGGAGATACGTAAGAGTCTCGGCGAGCAACTACTCCCGGCGGCGGCGAAGGTTGTGGGCGCCTTCGCAGACCTGTTGGAGAATTTGGAACAGCTCTCCCCTGAGACGAAGGAGTTGATCACCGACTTCATCGCCACGGTCGCCGTAACTACGGCAGCAGCGGGCACCATCGCCTCGGTAGCGTTCGCTATCACCAAGACTGTCCTTGCGATCAAAGCGTTGGCAGGGGCGCTGCCGTTCCTGACTAAGTTGGCGGGCGCCTTAGGTATTTCGGGTGGTTGGGTGGCTGCGCTGGTGGCTGCGGTAGTCGCCTTGGTCACGGCAGGTTTCGTCGCCTGGGCACGCAACTCGGCTAGGGCAGCGGACGATCTGGCCGGCAGCCTGGACCTCACGGCGGCGGCAGCGCAACGTGCGCGCTCTGCTTTTGATAAAATAATGGAAATCCCCCTGGAGAAGATAGCCGTTACATCGCCGATTATCGACCGAATGACGCAGCTTTGGCAGGACGCACGCACGTGGGTGCGCTTAGCAGAGGCGGGCATAGCCGATTTGGAACGCCAAGTCGAGAGAGCTGCCGACGCTACTAGAGCTTGGCAGGCGCAGATAGACGCACTGGACGATGCGCTGCTACCCCTCAGGAACAACCTGCGACGTGTCGAAGCGAGCGCGCGGGCAATCACCATTCCATTAGAAAGACAGCGGAGGGAACTTCAACGCCAGCGCGAGGACCTTCAGGAACTCGTAGAACTGGAGCGCGAGCGGCTCGAAATGCACTTGGCGGCGCTAGAGGCACAGGTTGAGAAGTTCCAGCAGCTCGTGGACGCCTCCCGCGCGCGACTGCAAGTCATCGAGCACGAGCTGTTCATAGAGAACGTCCGCAACAGGATTCTGGGGCGCGCCGGCTCTATGCGCGCTCTCGAACTGCGCTCTCAGAAAATCGCACAGGGGGACCTCGTTGCTCGCCAGCAAGAGGAACTGGCCCTCATGCAGCGGCAGCTCCAGGACGAGCGCGAACGCATTCAAAACCTTGAGACCATCGCGGAGATACAACTGAAGGCGCTCGACAAGCAACTTCGAGCGCTCGACCGTCAGATCGACTTGGAGAACGAGCGGGTCCTCCGCGCCCGCGAGGAGTTGCAACTCGCCGAGGACCGCCAGGTGGAGGAGCGCATCCGTCTGGAACGCGCCCTTGAACTCGCACAAAGGTATCAGAGTGCACTCTCAGTCACGTTGGGGAAGGAACGTGACCACCTTGAGATGCTAAAGGAACAAGAAGAGCATCTACGAAATCTGCTCGACTTGGAGGAGGAACGCGCCAAAGCTGCGGAGCGCACGCGCCTGGCAATGGAGGCGTACATCGAAGAGCTTAAGAAGTTCGCCGAAGAGTATCCGGAACTTCCCTCCGTACCCGAGCCGCCGGCACCGTTAGAGGTGACGCCCGCCCCCGCCCCAACTCCCCCTGTGCCTACTCCGCCACGGGAGCCGCCAGCGCCTCCCCTACCGGAGCCGACACCAACTCCTGCGCCCCCCGTTACCGTTCCTGTTCCTGTGCCGCCGCACCCGCCCGAGATCGAGGAGGAAGAGCGCACACTCGAACCTGTGATCCCCAGAGGCACGCCGGAACCTGAGGAGGTGGCCAGAATGCGTAACATGCTGGACACGATGACGGGCTTCCTCGGGGCGATGATGGCCGGCCCCACGTACAACACGACCTACATAACGCAGACGGGTCCAGAGTTCCACGTCCAGGCCACCTACCCAAGCGTACAGACTCCGGCCAGCGTCAAGGCGGACATAGAGCTACTCGCGCAGCTGATTTAGTGGGGAAATCTATGTATAACGGCGAGTTCTTCAAACTGCGGGATTCAGCGAACGGGCGGGTCTACTTCACGGCGCCCACGGCGCTGGTGTCCATGAGCGGCATCGGGATGCCCCCTATAGCGCACAATGTCGTGCGGGCACCGTTTCAGCACGGTGTGTCATTTGATAATTTCTACCTACAGCCCCGTTTGGTCACTCTGACGGTCGTCCTGGACGCCTGCTCCCGCGAGCACCTGTGGCGCTTACGGCAGAACCTCATAGAGTTGTTGAATCCTCGTGTGGGCGCTTTACAGTTGGAGCTGCATTACCCCGACGGGCGCATCATGGCCCTGCACGATGTGTACTATGACGCGGGGGCGGAAGGGGACCTGGGGACCTCAGGGAGTCCACGTCAACAGCGGCTTGCACTGCGCTTTCAGGTGGACGATCCCGTGTGGTTCGGCGAGCGTAGGGAACTGCTTTGGGCCGAGGAGCCAATCGTGATCACCGAGTTGGTGTTCCCTGCCACGTTCCCGATCATCTTCCATGGCGCTACACATATCAGCGACCTGAAGACCGTGACGATAAACGGCACATGGCCGGCGTATCCTACGATCACGCTGACCGGTCCAATGACCAGCCCAGCGATTCACAACCTCTCGACGGGGGCTGTCCTGCAACTGAATACTAGCATAGCTCGCGGGGAGGTCGTCACTATCAGAACGCTATTTCCTCACAGGAGCGTAGTGTCCAGCACGCGGGGGAACATCTATTGGGCGCTCACGCCGGAGTCTGTCATGATGGACTTTTACCTGCAACCCAACAGGGAGAGCGGTGAGGACACACAGTTGCAGGTATCTGCTTTTGGCACAGGTGCAGATTCAAACGTTCATATGGAATGGTACGAACGCTGGATAGGAGTGTAACATGACTACGATAAGCCTCCCGTGGGATGGAGATGCGTTGGGAGATTGCGGTCCCTACTCCGCTGAGGTCTTTACGCACTACGTGCGGAACACTTGGAATACACATGCCTCCTTTCCCGGTGGTGTGTTTTGGGGTTGGAACGCCTCCGTACCGGCGGCCAACACTGTGCGCGTCACGAATGGCGCAGGCCAGATTTGGGGACGAGTGTGTGAGACGGATGACAACACAGACTTTTCCGTTCCCACGCCCAGCGTGAGCACTCGCATAGACCGCATCGTCCTGCGCTCCGACTATGCCGCACAGGAAATACGGTTGGCGCACTTGCAAAATCCATCTGAGGGCACCGGCGCTCCCGCGCTGACGCAGAACGCGGGCGTTCTGTGGGAGATTGCCCTCTGGCAGGTGTCGATTACAACCGGCGGTAATATAACGCTCACCGATGAGCGCATCAAGGGCCTTTTTGAACCCACCCCTGTGGGCAGCGGCGCGACCTCCAATTGGAGCCTGTCCGCCAACCTACCTACGGAGACGTGGACGGACATTGCCGACTGCTCCATCACCAAGTACGTCCCGTGGGATGGTATCATCCTGGTCTGGTTGAGCTGCACGTTTGACGGCCCAGTGTCCGGCAGCGGCGGTCGTGTGGCCTTCCGTGTGGATCTGAACGGCGCGGTGGAGGAGACGCACTCCGCTATATTGGACACGGTAGGGTACAACCACTTCACAGCGCATTGGGCCATGCAGATCACGTATGGCTCACGCACGATCAAAGGGCAAATCTGGCGCGCCACCGTGCCGGACCCCGACTCGGCGAACATGGTGGATCGTCGTCTGACGGTGCTCTTCGTGCCAGTGCGGAGTGCATTGGACGGTGTTTTGTAACATGGGAGTGCGTTGAAGGCGGAATGTTATCCTTAGTACAGCACCGGTGAGGGAGGTATAGGTGGCTAGGATTTTTATGACGGGGTTCGAGGCAGGCAGTTTGGATGTGGTGCTACCTTCAACCAACGCGGTAATCAGTTCCGAGACGGTCCGAACTGGTGTCTATTCTGCGTATGTGGGCGGATACGGTAAAGAGGTTTATCACGATATTCCAGGAGATCCTAGTGAAATTTTTCTGCGCGCGGGCATCTACTATAAGGGTGGGACGGGCGATAGCATTCGTAAGTTGCTTTTGTTTAGGGATAGTGCTGGAGGTGCTCAGATATCTCTTTATATTTATAGGCTTACTCGTCAGCTTCGATTGTACCGTGGAGATGAGAGCACTTTATTAGCAACTAGCTCAAGCCCGTTGCCCTTGAATGCTTGGACGTGTCTTGAGGCACACATCAAGATCGACGATGCCGCTGGGGTAGTCACGGTGAAACTCGATGGCGTTCAGGTCATAGATTTTGCAGGGGATACGCAGCAAACTGGTAACGCCAACCTAAGCGTGGCGCGTTGGGGTTCTGCTGGCGGCGACGAGTGGATAGGATACCTAGACGACATCGCTGTAAACGACACGACGGGTTCCAAGAACAATTCTTGGATTGGGCGCGGTGGCATTTACGGACTCAAGCCGAATGGCGCAGGCGCGCACACCGACTTTACCCCCAGTGCAGGCGCGAACTATGAGTGTGTAGATGAGGTGCCACCAAACGACGACATCGACTATGTGGAAGATGACGTGGTAGGTCAGATCGACACATATACCCTGGAAGACCTTGAACCCACAACTGGCATAGTGGACGCAGTACAGTGGCTCGCTCGGGTGAAGCTTGCTGCGGCCGGTTCAGGTAACTTCAAGCGCGTCCTGCGGTACAGTAGCACGGATTATAAGGGCGGCAACTTAGCAGTGGATACGTCTTACAAGTATTTCACTGAGATTTTCGATCAGGCACCTGATTCTACCGACTGGACTATCGCCAAGGTCAACGCACTCGAAGCTGGTATGGAGGTGTCCTAATGGCTGACCCAGCTCGGCGAGTAACCCAAACCATAATCGAAGCCGAGCACCTTGAGGACCAGCCACAACGTGTCACGCAGGTACTTGTTGAAGCCGAGCACCTTGAAGACCAGCCGCAACGGGCCACGCAGGTACTCGTCGAGGTAGATATACATCCTGTTGGACCATCCATTCCCGCCCCAACTCCCCCTGTGCTGGACAAGCTCAGTGGGCGCGCACAGGTGTTCGTCGCGGATTATGATGGTACGGTGCTTAGTATTATAGATGAGTTCGAGACGCTTGAGTACACGCGCACCATCAATGGTTTTGGACATCACGGCTGGGGGACTTACACGTTGCGCGGTGCGGCCAGCAAGATACCGATGGAATATTTCATCCTGGACCGGTTGGTGGTCGTGCATCGCAAGCCGCCTGGGGGCGATTGGTACAAGGATTTCGATGGTCTGAACCGTCGTTGGGGCACGGAGCTTCCTCGGGCAGACGACGTTCTACGGTTTTTCTCGCAGGGGTTCGATCTGCGGTCCCTCCTCAAGCGCCGCATCATCGTTCCCCCTGTGGGTCAGGACTTTCTGACGCTTTCCGGCACTTTCACCGACGTGATGCGCGAGGTGGTGCGTCGCCAGATGACCACGGCGGAGGACGCTGAGCGCAACATGCCTTATTTCTACGTGGAACCTAATAAGGGAGAAGGACCGACGCCCGCAGAGGCGTTGAACTTCCGCTGGACGCAGCTTTCAGAAGAACTCGAAATGTACGCCGACGGCGTAGGTTTCGATTTCGACGTGGTTCGGTACGACGATGTGTACATGTTTCATATATATTACGACAGTTACGGTGTGGACCGCAGGTGGGACAACCCTGAAGGCAACAACCCTGTAATATTCGCCCTAGAGAACGGGAACATGCACAGGGTGGAGTTTGTACGGGACCGCACGCGCGAGGTAACCAGCGCGGTCGCGTTGGGCGATGGTATAGGGGCCACCCGCGAGCGCGTGCGTCGTTACAGCCTGACGGACGCGCAGTACCATTCCCCGTGGAACTTCGTCGAGAGCCTGGTGGAAGCCACACAGTACACCCAGACGGCGGACCTGATGGCCCAGGCCGACGCCTACCTCGCCGAGCGCAAGGACGTTATAAGTCTCACCTTTGAGGCCCTTCCTACAATAGGTTCACTGTACGGCGTAGATTGGGACTTAGGTGACCGCGTTACGGTGCACTACGATGACGTATACTACGATTTCAGGATCATCGAAGTGCGTGTGTTGCTTGACGAGCGGGGAGAGCACGTGTATCCTCGCCTCGTACATTGGCCCGATGTGATACGCCCTGAGGAGGTCGCGCCATGACGACCGACATCATAGGGACCAGGTTCCGTGAGTTGGAACGCCGCATCCGCAAGTTGGAGGTGCGAGAGGCCTACGAGCGTTCTGAGGATTTACCTCCTGCAATTTCCGACCGTGTTTTGTTGTTCTACGCAGACGGCTCTTCATTTGCACAGTTTTCGTCCATTGGCGAAGCATGTGCAGCAGCCAGCGCGGGGGACACGATTTGGGCGTTGTCAGGGACATTTGCGGAGAACGTCACGATACCTGATGGTGTGGAGGTGGTTGGCCAGGGGCTACACAATACTGTCATCGATGGTGCTGTCACAGTGGGCTGGGATGCTACACTGCGTGATTGTCAAGTGACTGGGACGATCACCAATAACGGTTATCTGGTAGACGTGCTCAACGGCCAGCAATTTTTCGTTGCTCGCGGCGGCCCCAGCGACTATAGCTGGACACGGATGCGGCTCTTCCACGAGTTCGAGTCTCGCAACGTATTCTGGGGCTATAACGCTGGCAACTTCTCCCACAGCATCAATGCCCAGTTCAACGTGGGCATCGGCGGCGAGGTGTTACAGGACCTGACCAGCGGCGAGTACAACGTGGCTGTGGGTTATCACGCCGGACAGAAGGTCACGACGGGTATCTGGAACACGGCTCTGGGCGGCAACGCACTCTCCGCTCTTACCACTGGCAGCGACAACACCGCCGTGGGGCGCTCAGCGGGCGGCTCCCTTCTGGACGGTGACCAGAACGTCGCCGTAGGCGCTTTCTCCTTGCTCAATGCGACCGCCGGCACCGGCAATGTGGCTATCGGTTACGATGCGGGACGGAACCTGGAAGACGGAGACTACAATACGGCCATAGGCCCTGAGGCTATGTCCAGGGCCAGTGATGGTTCGTTCAACGTCGGTATCGGCTATCAAGCATTGCGATGGGTCAACAATCCACTCTCAGAGTACAATGTTGGCGTAGGGCCGTGGGCATTGTTCAGCCTTGAGTACGGCTCCGATAATGTCGCTGTCGGCGATATGGCACTGTATAGTCTCACCACAGGGGACTACAACGTTGCTATTGGCGATTATGCACTCGGGAGTGTCACAGGATACAGTGAGAAGAATACCGCTGTTGGCCATATGGCCGGCGGGGAGACAACCGCCGGCTATGGCACTTTCGTCGGCAGCGAAGCCGGTGAGGACGTGACCAGCGGCCCCGGCAACGTCATGATCGGGTACATGGCCGGCGCGAACGCCGTGGCGACCGGCCAGCACAACACTTACATCGGTTTTCAGGCCGGCGCGGGTTGGGCCGGCTGGGGCGATCCCAGCGGCGACGTGTCCAAGAGCATCGCCATCGGCTACCGGGCTGCTGTTACGGCCAGCAACACGGCGGTCATCGGGGGCATTGGGGAGGCCGCTGTGGACATCGTATCCGGTGCCTACGCAGCCTCGGCCAAGCTGCATCTTATCAAGACTGACGAGCAACTCCGGCTAGCCTATGACGCGGACAACTACGCCCAGTTCACGGTTGGCAACACCGGTGACTTGACCATCACACCCAGCGGTGAGGATCTCCTTATCACGGGCAGCCTGGACGTGAGCAACGAGATCCGAGGCAACGTGGTCATGGAGTGGATCAATACTCCGACCTATAAGTACTTCCAACACTGGGCGAACATCACGCAGTCCGCTGGGCTGATCGACGGCGGAGAGATCACCGCGACCTCTTATGCCATCAAAGCCGCAGACGATGTAGCTAATACTTTCAAGATAGCTGGCGATGTGACGGCTTACTTCACGAACGGAGTCGTCTTCACCGTTTCAGGCAGCACTGGCAACGACGGTGATTACACGACCGTGGGCGATTCCATCTACGACGCCGAGGATGACGACACGACCATCACCGTCGCAAACGTGCCGGATGGCACAGACGACGGCAGTATCGCTGACGGCCGGGTCGATGTCGGCGCGGTCAAGGCGATGGTCAAGCGGACCGACGATGAGATCGATGGCGTTATAGCTTTCATCGACTGTCCGGCCGTCACTCATCTTGCGCTGACCGATGAAAAGGTCAACTGGATCTACGGAACGTCCGCTGGCACGATCGAGGTCACGGACGATGAAACATCCATCAACCGCATGACCGAGTTCATCATCGGTCGGGTGTTCAGGAGTGGCACAGAACTACACATCCTACAGTCTGGCGGCTATCTCTACAACACGTTGCAGCGCCTGCATAAACGGATCCGCGACGCACGGAGGGTTGAGCGCGTCTCTGGGGCTATCATCGCTGACGAGGGGTCGCTCCACTTTTCACTCACCGAGGGCGTGCTATATTCGGGTCTCGAACGATTCACCACAGATGCCTTTGATACAAGCGGTGCTGACAGATTTCGGGCCTGGTATCACGATGGCGCGGGGAACTGGACTTTCACTGCTAGGGATCAGGCGACGATAGATAACGTCAACTACGATACAGGTACCGGTCTGGCCCCACTTGCACCTAACCGCTACGGGATCCATTGGGTATTCCTGCACCATGACGGCCACGTGGATACGGTCTACGGCCGCGACTCGTACAAGCTGTACGATGCGGAGATCGCGCCACTCCCCGATATTCCGGATATCTGTTCCGAGTTCGCCACCCTCGTGGCGAAGATCATCGTATTCAAGAACGACACGGAACTCACCGCCGTCGAGAGCGCTTTTGAGGTTCTCTTCCCTACGACGACTCCCGTCCACCACGACGACCTTGCCGGGGTAACAGCCAACCAGCACCATACGCAGGTACACGATGTGGTTGGTGGTGACCACACGCTTACGGGGCCGGCCCTCTCCGTGGTTGGCGCGACCGCGCCGAATACAATCGGGTTGCTCACGCCAAGCGCCAACCCTGGCGCGAATAGCGCATTGTTGAAAAGCGACGCCAATGGCTATTTGCAGTTGGAGCGTTTGGGAATCGGCATGGCTCCGACTAACGCGCTGGATGTCACCGGCAACATTGGCGTTACGGGCACGGTGGATGGCGTGGATATAGCAGGGCTAAAGGCCAGCTATGATGCGCATGACCACTCGGCGGGGGACCCAACACAAGTAGATCATGCCAACCTCACGAACGTCCTTGCCGATCAGCACCATGCGCCGGTAACCCTTGGTGCCGGGAGCGATCCGGCTTTGAGTCTCGTGGGACAGGAGCTTACGCTGGCCGACGTTCTGACGCCGGCGGAGCACACGGCTATCGGCGACGACGCCCCACACCATCCGCAGAGTCACGTCCTTAGCGGTCCTGACCATACCGAGAGCGGCTTGACTGTCGGCCACGTGCTGCGGGCCACTGGCGCTACAACTTTCGCCTGGGGTGCGATACAGGCGGGTGATCTGCCATCACACAATCACGTCGAGGCGGATATCACCGACCTGGACCACACCGATGTGGACGCCATACATGACAACGTGGCCGGCGAGATCGTACTCGTCCCTGAGAAAACTACACCAGCCAGCGCGGACGTGTTGCTCATCGAAGACTCTGAGGCTGGCAACGCCAAGAAGCGGGTACAGATCGGCAATTTGCCTGGCGGTGGCACGGTCGCTCATGATGTGGTTGGTGCCTACCACACCGTCACTGGCTCGGCGTTGCAAGTGGTCGGCCTCACGGCGACTGACACACTGGGTCTCCTCACGCCAAGCGCCGACCCTGGCGCAGCCAGTGCGCTGCTCAAGACTGACGCCGACGGCTATTTGCAGTTGGAGCGCCTGGGGATCGGCATGGCTCCAGTCAATGCACTTGACGTAACCGGAGCTGTCGGGATATCAGATAGCCTCAATATCGGTCCAACTGCACTTGACCCGAATGTGCATCTTCAGGTGAGCTTCGCTGATGCCGACTCCAAGATGCTGCTGCTTGAGAACACCTCCAGTACGGTGGCCCGATATCCGGGTTTTACCGTCGCGGATTATACGGGCACTACGACCAGCCACCCGCTCTGTGCCCTTATGACAGCACGAGGGACTAAGGCTCTCCCAACCGCCGTTCCTGGCGGTGATACCGCTGGCGCCTTTATTTTCTATGCTCATACCGGAACAGCAGCGCGAGAGGTTGCCAGGGTAGCTGCGAAAACCGGTCCGAACTTCGCTGAGGCGGACAGAGAAGGCCGCCTTCAGTTGTTGACGAATGACGGAGTTGGCTCCTGGGCGTCACAGGTCGTGCTTCAGGTGACCGAAACACGTCAAACACAGTTGCCAGCTACGGGCAGCGCTGCGGGCCTCTTGATCGGTGGGGATGCACAGTGGTATCGCAGTGCAGCGGACGTGATGCATACCCCCGATAGCGTCGTCGTGGAGGGCGGTCTCAACCTTGGCACGGCGACGGGAGCGGGGGCGGGCGATATCAAAGTTTCTGGTGACATTGTGATTGGTAATACTAGCCTGGCATCCTCTGCTACTGGGCAGTTTGTGTCACAAACCACCAATGCGTCACATGCAGCGGGGGAGATTATAACGCTGCCGCTTAATCATGGCTTGGTATTCGTTGAATCTAGCAGTGCTGGCCGTTGTGCGTTATTTCGCCTGGATATTAGCGCACAAGTTATCGTCTCTGGTGATACCGCGCGTTTCAGCACCACGAAAGATACCGCAAACAAGATAAATGTATACTGGGAGGATTTCGCGATAAAAGTGCAGAACGGTTACAGTACGACAAGGAGCTACACCATTCACGCTTGGGGTAGGTAAAGGAGCACACATGCAAATCACCATCCGAGACGCGCAGCAAGCGACGAGCGCACTGAATGCCATCGCACAGCGGCGTATGAGCTTCGCGGCGGCGCTCAAGGTACGACGGCTAATCAAGGAAGTCAAAGCACATCTGGACGACGCCGAAGCGGAGCGCCAAAAGCTCATCGAGCAGTACGCCGAGCGCGACGCCAACGGCGAGATGGTACGCACGAACGTCTCGCCGGACGGCTCACAGCGGCAGTACAAGTTGACCAACATGGCAGCGTTCCAAGCGTCCTACAATGAGCTGCTCGAGACCGAGGTCGAGGTTAGCGAGACGATTACTGTAGCCGACCTGGAGTCCGTGGGCGACATTGAGCCGGCAGTGCTGATCGCACTGGGGCCGCTGCTGGTGGATGAAGCATCCTGAGTGCGGCGCCGACCACGGCGCGTAGGAGCCGGAGGTGGGAACAGACAAATGCACATTTTCGACGCCAGGAAGACGCTGGTCCGACATCCAACTAAAAGGTGGGATCAACGTAATAGGGCTATAGACTCGTTGGTCGTTCACCATACGAACACGCCGCCCGAGTATCCCGTCCCGCTCATCGCCGACTACCACGTCAACGTCCGTGACCGCCCTGCGATTTGCTACCACTACGTGATAACGCACGACGGTCAGATCTGGTGGTGCAACGACTATGAGGATCGCGTCTGGCACGCCGGGATGGGCGACATCAACGATCCCCTCTCGGAGAACAATCGCGCCCTCGGCGTGGCCCTGGTGGGAGACTTTTCGCGTGTGCACCCAACGGACGCACAGACGGACTCCTTCTGTGCCCTGCGTGAACGGTTGCAGGAGCGTTATGGTATACTCAGGGTTGTGGGGCACAAGGAGGGTTACAAGGTCGCCCAAAACAACCCCACCGCCTGCCCTGGCGACACTTGGGACAAATGGAAGCACCTTCTAGGAGGGGACATGCAAGGTTATCCGCGACCGACGGAGGATACGGGTTGGGGATACCACGACTCCACAGGCGTCTACGCCCAACCCGGCGACCTCGCGGACTTTGCTCGCTACATGCGCAGCCACGGCATGACGTGGTTCAAGCTCTTGGTCTTCGGCACCAACAAGGTTGAGATGGCGCGCGTACTCGCCGCGCACGGGATAGAAGTCATCGTCAGGCTCTACGCCCCCCGCCCGCATCCCCATTACGTCGTCGAGGGCAACGTCGTGCGCGCGTACACTGACGCGGGCGCCCGCTACTTTGAGTTCGGCAACGAACCGAACCTGAAAGATGAATGGGACGAAGCAGAGTGGAATGAGGGCGCGCACGTGGATAAGGTCTGCCAACAGTGGTTAAGGAACCAGGAAGTTATCAAGGCAGCTGGCGGCATTCCGTTGCTGCCCGCCCTGGCTCCTGGCGGTCACTATCCCCACCATAAATGGTACAACGTGACCTTCGATTGGCTGGAAAAGCACGGACACATGCGCAGCCTCGATGGTGCTGCCCTGGCCGTACACAACAGGCCCCTCAACCACCCGCTAGATTACCGGGACCGCCCTGGGGAACCCGTGCCTGGCTGTCACTTTCTGGATTACGAATGGATAGACGATCTGGTAAAGGCGCGCTACGGGCGTTCCCTACCACTCTTGGGCACGGAGGCAGGGTATGAACCGGAGTGGCACCAGGACCCACGCTATCCCAAGATCGACGTGTCCCTGCACGCCCAGTACAACGTGGAACTCCTGCGTGGGTTCAGGACCGGGCGTTGGCGTGACTCATTGTTCTGCCAATGTATGTGGTTCGTGGCCGAGTGGGGACATCAACACGATGGCTTCGCCTGGGCCGCGTGGCATGACAACCGCCGTCATGGGGGCGACCTCCCCGTTGTTGCCCTTCTAAAGCAAGAGTGGAACGCCCACCCATTCACCAGGAGGCCCACCGTGGACATCTCCACAGAGCGAATCCGTCAGATAGCGTGGCAGCACGTTGGATGGGATAAAGCGGGGATACCCTACAACCCCAATAGCGCCTTCGTCAAACGCGCGCGTTGGGACGCCCTGGGCGCCCCGCAGACGCCGGAGGCCCGTGAGGGCAACGTCGTCATACAAGGCTTTGCCAGAAAGATCCTGTGGACTCGTGAGGGCGAGTGGGACCCAATGAAAATCAACGCTTTGGATTGGTGAGTGCGATGTCTGATAAAACCGACGAGATCATTCGAGAAGTAGACACAGCACTAGTAGGCGACAATATCTCTCAAGAGCGGCTGCAACGTCTGATTCTCGTTTGTGTGCGCAACCTGGCCGTCGAGCTGCAAGAACAGAACAGACGGCTGGACAGGATCATTGCGCAACGCGAGGCGTGGTTGGCACCAGTGCGCCACGTTGTCCTTACCGTCATCACCGCGATAGCGGTCACGCTGGCTACAACGGCCGTCGTGCGCGCCCTGACGGGTTAGCCGACCTCCGGTTCCATAGAGAGTAAGGCCTCGACAGCCTCCCGTAGGGGTTGAGAGAAGATGGCCTGTTGCATAGCCAACTTTGTACGGACCGCCTCGTCCACCAGATCGTCCACCGTGCGCGGACACATCAGGTCGATAATGTGCACGGGGAGCGTGCTGGTTATGCGATGAGCACGGTTCTCTGCCTGTTCCTGTACGGCGGGGTTCCAGTGTTTCTCCACGAAGACCACCGTGGACGCCCCGACCAGGTTCAAGCCCACACCCCCCGCGCCCAGCGTGGCCACTAGGACGCGAACGTCCCCATTGTTCAAGGCCCGCGCAGCGGCGCCGACGTCCTCGGACGACATCCCACCCAGGATGTGTACGTGGGATATCCCACGCCCCTCCAAGCGACGGCACACGGCCTTCACCGTATCCCGAAATAGCGTAAAGACCAAAACCCGTTCCTCTGTATCATCTACAATCTCTTCTACGGCGTCCAACTTCGACGATACGTCGGGAAGCCCCAGCGTGTAAGGGGTCGACAGGATTTGGCGTAGGCGGACGATCTGTGCTATCACACTGCTCGCCTCAAGCTCCGCGCCGCTCTCATACGTGACGCGCAGGTCGTCGCGCATCTCCTTGTAGTACTCAGCCTGTTTGGGCAGTAAGGGGACCTGCAACGTCTGGTAGTATTTCGGCGGCAACTGAGAGGCTACGTCGCGCTTCTTACGCATGATCATCTGGTGCGCCAACTCCCTCCGCAGTACCTCAGGATTGCGCTCCCCCACGATCCGGCGACCACCGAAGATGGGGTCCTCCTCGTAATCCACGTACATATCGAAGAATCGCCAATAACTCGAATACCGTTTGGGGTCCAGCAAGTGCAGCAACGTCCACAACTCGGCAGGATGGTTGCCAAACGGCGTCCCCGTAAGAACGGCCAGCCTTCGTGTGCGCAGCTCGCACAAGCAGCGGAAGATCTGTGACTTGCGAGACTTTAGCCTGTGCGCCTCGTCCAGAATGACCCAATCCCACAGACGCCCCGTGTAAAAGTCCGGCGCGCCCGTCACGACCCACCTGGGGCGCCCTAACGCCCTCCGCTGTTCCAAGTCAAAGTCCACGCGCAGGCATTCATAGTTGACGATCACCCAACCCCCCTGTGCCTGCGCCTGCTGCTCCTCTCGCGTAGCGGCCTCTATGACTGTAACGGGCACCTCCGGGTATGCCGTCCAGCGCACGATCTCGTCCCGCCACTGACGCTTCACACTGCCAGGGCACACGACCAGGATGTTCTTATTATGTCTACTGATGTCGACAGCCACGACACTCTGAGCGGTTTTGCCCAATCCCAGGTCATCGCACAGGAGGGTTCTGGAACGGCGGACCAGGGTATCCGCGCCTACACGTTGGTAGGGACGCAGCTCGTGGGCCTTGGGGTGTTTCAGGTCGACATCATCGCGGTTGATCAGGTCGACGAAGGCCCTCTCCTGTTCCATCTGCGCGTCGTACCATCTGATAGCGGCGTCGTCCGGCTCCGCGCCCGAGGCGCACAACAGTTCGTACATTCGGGTCTCCGCAGGGGCATTCAAGGTGCCCCTGCGGAACTGTACGCCAGAAATGAACCCGACGAACGGTGCGGCCCGGCGCGCCTCCATCCCCGCACAAACGAGGCGGTCTAGACCTCTACTTTTGGAAACGTAGCGCACGAACTACCTGACCTTTCTTTTGGACATCCAACAGACCCAAAAGCCCACGGCGTACACCAACGAGAAGAGTGCCGCGCAGAACAAATCAAGCATCAAGGCCCTCCTCCAAGTTACAGATCACGCGGTCTATGACGCGCCCCAGGGCGGTCATGACCCGCAGGAGGCCGTCATTGGCTCTCAGCAGGAGCCTCACAACGAGCAGCAGCGCCCTCCGCACGGTGTTCAACGCGAAGAGCGTGGCTAGAAGCACACAGGCGCGAAGTATCTTTCTCATGGTTCTCTCTCGGTTGACTGCGCTCGCTTGACCGTTCGCAGATAGGCTATCCCGTGACAAACAGCATCGATGGCGTGGCTGTTCCGAATCGCGCTACGAAGTTCCTGTGAAATCTTTACAGCTTTTGCCACCTGTGCGGGTTGCTGCACTACGGGGATGGAGCGCTCCTCGGCCAGGTACTCGACGACGCCGATAACCTGCACGGGGGCCATGTCGCTGAAGGCTTGCTCCTTGGCCTTCCACGGGTAGAGGAGAAACTTCTCCACGACCACTGCATCAGGATTGTACACGTTGAGAATCTTGTTGATACCCCGCCACCTGGAGATCACACCGTGTTCCACCAAGATGGGCATTTGCTCACTGTCCAATAGCGGCTCCAGCAGCATCACGGCGTATCCTGTGGTCTCACCGGGGTCCAGGGCCAAAAGGACCGGCTGGTCGGGGTCCACGTCGTAAGTCACCCACTGTCTATCCATGTTTCACCTTCTGCTCAGCCAACCAAAGGTCCCAGTTCGTAAGGAACTCTTTTGCAGCGATAGCAATCAGCGTGATCGCGGTTCCTCCCCTCATGTGTACGACGATGCTCCCCGTGTTGTACGTCTGGACTGCGACTACCTCACGGAGATCGATGTCCCATCCACAGTCACGGAACCAGTTAGGCACCATGAAGTTTCCTCCTTGCGTTACGGGCGATCTCATCTGCGACCCGCCGTTCTATCTTCTCCAACACGTGCGCCAGCGCCTCCGGCAGGCTCACATCCATCTGCGTCGCCAAGGTCGCCAACATGAACAACGTATCGCCGAGCTCGTTTTTGAATTGCTCCTTGGTCACGGGATCATCGCTGTTACGCAAGTACTCGCCGTTGGGCATCGTGCGCACCAGCAGATCGCCCAGCTCGGCAACCTCAGTAGTGAGAAAGATGTATGTATCCCTGATGTCCGGTGTGGGAAACCAAGGCTCTACACGCGCCCTGAACTTCGCAACTTGCTCCTGAAAGTCGTCCATTATCCCTCCGCGTCTGCCCAGTTCTTCCCTGTGCCAATCTCGACAATGAAAGGTACACTCCCCCCGTACAGGTCTCGGGCGGTGCGCTCCATGATCTCACGCTGCGTCTCCGCCGCGTCGCTGGCGCTCTTCCCTGGCACGTCACACAGGATGGAGTCGTGAACCGTCAGTATGGGACGCAAGCCCGCGCTGTCGCAATGGATGAAGGACAGCAGCGTCGCGTCGGACGCCGACGACTGCGGCAGAAAGTTCACTGCCTCACGGAAGATCGCAGCACGTGAGGACCCCCGCTCCGGTATGAACGGGAACCGCCTACGCCTTCCCGTAGGACTCTCGATGTACCCCTGTGCTAACAGGTCGTCATAGACACGCTCCTTCCATTTCACCACGCCCGGCATTCGACCGAAGAAATCCCGCTCGATGCGCTCCGCGTCCTCCGCCCTCAGGTCGTACATACCATCCTCAGCCACAGCTACAACACTACGACCATATGCAATCACGTGCTCCACCCTTTCGGTGTGGCGTGGACTATACCTTACCAGAGTGTCTGGTCTCGCCGTGTTATGCCGCTTGCGCGGCATCCCAGACCGCAACTGGTCTAGTTGCGCTGTGAGTCTCTGAACCATTCGCATCTATCCCTAGATGCCCTGGCTGCTGATTGCCATACCTTCGCAGGGTTAGGTTTCCAGCAATTGAGCGAGTTTTTCTTCGGCCTTGCAGACGTTGACCGAAATTTAGACGTTTCGCAAAGCTTCGCTGCTCCGGGGTGTAGTCCTCGCCGAACAACACCTCGGCCATCTCCCCATGCAGGTCCCGTCCATCCCTGTACACCTGCATCAGCCACTCGTCGCGGGAGAACCAGGCGAGCATCCTCAACTCGATCTGACTGAAATCCGCGTAGATCAACAGGTGTTCTGGGCTTGCAACGAAGGCCCGCTTGATGTCCTTGACATCCCGTGGGATGTTCTGCATGTTGGGGGCCTCGCTGCTCAGGCGCCCCGTAACCGTCCCGTGGATCTTGTACGTGGTATGTACGCGAGGCGGATCTTGCGCGTCCACGTATTTGAGCAGACCCTTCACGTAGGTGCTGAGGAGTTTGTCCGCCTTGCGAAAGTCGCCGAGCAGCGCCACGAAGGGCACGTCCCTATGGTGCATGAGCACGTTGTTCCAGTTTGTGCTGCGCCCAAAGCGGTGATGCTGGGGGACGCCCAACTCATCGAAGATCACTTTGGCGACTTGCACAGGGGAGCGGGGATTCAGGTCGTGCCCGATTATGTCGACCATTTTGCGGGTCAGGGCGTCACAGCGCCTCTCATACTCCGGTCGTAGTTTCCTCAGATAGTCCACGTCTATTTGCACGCCGCGCACCTCCGCGTTGGAGAGGGCGTCCGTCGCGGGCATCAACAGGTTCTCGAACACCCAACGCAACCTCCCCTGTGCCACGATTTGTTTGGCGAGGTCCCAGGTCAGCTTGTACTGGTAGTGCCCATCCTGTGCAGCGTAGCGGAAGAGCGTATCCCGTGGGATGTCTCCGTAGTGCTTGTTGCGCTTCCCTCCATCCGGCAGAGTGACTTTGCCCTTCAGGGCATCCTGTATCGGGGCTTCCCAATCGGGAGCGTCGTACATGCGTCGCGCGATGTCCTTCAAGCTGTGTATGCCGCCGCGCTCGTCCAGCAGGTAGCTGGCCAGCATAGTGTCGAACTTGAATTTCAGCGGCACACCCAGGTGGGCCAAAACGAAGTTGCGGTCGAACTTGGCGTTGTGTCCTGACCAGGCAACACGCGACTCCCGTAGTCGCCGCTTGAATTCCTCTCCGTACACGACATCCTGCGGGACGATGTACACCCCCTGCGCCGTGGCGATCACGGCGCACAGGATTTTGTGCCGCGTCCAGTCCAGGCCCTCAGTCTCCAGGTCTAGTACAGCGTAGTCGCCACGCTCGGCGGCACGAAAGACCTCACCGACATCGTGAGTTACCGTGTAGGACACATCTATGGGCCTGCGCGATGTAGCGTCGATCTTGGGCTGCTCTAGTAGCGTAGCTACAGTGCTCAGGTCGGCGCGCAAATCGGTGTACCAGCCGGGGTTACGCAGCACCGCCGCAGGATGGAACGTGGGCATCACCGGGACGCGCTTGCCGTTCAGCACTACGTCATGCAACACACCGCGCCGCTTGGTGATCCCTGAGGGGCAGGATAGCAGCGTCATCATAGCCACGTTGCCAAGGGCCACGATGATGCGGGGTTGCAGTTGACATAACTCAGCGAACAGGCGCTCCCGGCAGTGTTTGGCGGCTACGGCTTTGTCCTTGTCGCCCTCCACTTGACATAAGGCTGTATTGGTCAGGTACACGTTGCCGAGATTGAGACCGCGCGTAACTTTGTCGAGCAGCTCCCCGCTGGGGCCTACGAAGGCTTTGCCGAAGGCAACCTCGAAGCGCCCCGGCCCCTCGCCTACTAACACTACATCCGCCTTATCCCCCTGTGCCCCCCGCGCCCAACGGCCTGGCACCAAAACCCCTGTGCGTAGGGGGCACCCCGCACAGTGGGCACCTTTTTTGTACAGGTTTGTCATTTACTAAACCTCCACGTGTTGCCTTCCTTCCCACACCCGTTCACGGCAACACTCTCGCGTCTTCTAAGTGCACCTCTAGAACAGAGAAAAGAACGTCCTTTTCCACTCGGCGGATCGTGCCTTCGAAAGTCACTGGTTGCCCCTTGTCATACTGGCCCGCTTGCTCCACCGGAATGCGAAACACCACGTCGATGATTCCGTTGCCAGCACGAGTGCTAACCCACACAGTGCCATCGGCATACACATCGACGATGTCACCCGTCCAACGCACGTAACTTCCCGTGACTTGCTTTTGGTAGGCATCCTGCCGCGCGGAACGTTGTGCATGAGTCAGGTCTTGCCAGTTTGCTCGCATCTCCTCCCAACGGGCTTTTAGTTCCTCCGGTGTAGGACCACACAGCGTCGCCGCAGGACTAGCTGCCGCTACGCTGCCGCAAACTCGTTGTGTAGGCATCGACGTGAGGCGGTTCCAGCAGCCCACGAAAGCGATAACCAATTTCGACAACATCAGTCCTCCTTTCGCTCACGGATCGCATAGACGTGTGGCTGATTCGATGCGTCCGGCGTAAGATCGCGCAGATAGCCCTCCTCACAGAGCCTCTTCAGCCAACGGCGGATCGTCGAACGCGCCATATCTACCCTCCTGGCCATGGCGTCAACATTCACGCGATACTTCCCACCGTCCACCTGCGGGCACCGCCTGACTGCGCCATAGACGACCACGGCCCTAGGCCCCAGCTCCTCCACACCCGGTCGCCCGGCCATCGGCAGCTGTTGCCCGACCTCTTCGATGCACAACTCGCACAGCCTTGTCTCGGCATCGTATTCCATGCGATGTTCGCGCGGCGTGTCCGGGTACAGTATACAGCGCCGCCACAGGAGCCCGCAACGCCGGCACATCTCGCCGTTATCCTCCAGAATGCTGAGGACCTGTGCGCGCGAGATGTCATATCGCTTAGCAAGATCGTCGACGGACACAAGTGGGTCCGCATGGTAGACGGCGAGTACAGCATCTTCGTAGTCTTCATCTGCTGGCACCGGTATCTTGGTCATACGCATCCTCCCCACAGCACCTTTCTGTACAGAGCGACTCTATGCATGGCCGAGGCGTGTGCATAAGGGGTACGGTTCCACCACTCGGCTCTCCTGTGTTCGCTTCACGCCTCGGCCATACTGCCGGCGGTGGTCAGGGAGTTCCTCCTTTCGTCATGTGTAAGCCGCCGGCTATGTGGCGGTGGGCCGGAGTTGCACCGGCCTGGGCACATTGTCCTCGCCGTCACGAGGATGGCCTCTCCCTTTGCACCGCCAGTGGTTACTGCTCCGCCCTGTCACTACGCGGAGCAACCTCCTCTTCTCCGCACCACCAAACGTGGTTCACTGTCCCTGCCTGCAACAGTTCCACCACGTGCGACCCGCACGCATACGTCTCACAAAGCGGATCGTCGTCGTACATCGCCCAGTCGGCAGGTCGGGTGCATCCTAAAGCGCAACATGACTCAGGCATCACTCTCTCCTCTCTTCGCTTCACGCCTCCGGCCAATGGCGGTGCCGGTAGCGAGCCGGCGTCCATCCCCTGCACCGCCACGCGCTTAGGGTCCAGCCGTTTACTCCTTTGGCTCGGGCACAAAGCCCGCATATCGGCACAACTTCTGTAAGAGATAACCAGCAGTCCAGCCCTCTCCGTCTGTTCTCTTTAGCTCGTCCCCCTTGCGATAGAGCATCGCAAGGCCGTGGTCATCGAGGCATTCGATGAGCTCATCATATCGACGCGCCTTCTCCCAAATGGAGATCTTCGGGTGCCGCCTTCGCACCCAACAAAACGGCGTCCAGCGGTACCCGTCTAGATACAGGCGCTCCCAAATCAAACGGGATCCAACATGTCGCGTCCATCTGCCTAGTCTCGGCAAGATCATGTTCCCTCCTCATTCCTCATTCACAAACTTTGACCTCACTTCGTCTCTGCGCTCACACTCCGCCGACTCGCCTAGGGAGCATCTGCACCGCCCGTCATCCCGATGGTCAGCGATGCGGCGTAGCAAAGTCAACATTTCGTTGATCTTCCAGTACCAGCACAGAACCTCACGACACAGCAGAAACGCACCCACCACAACCAGGGCCATAACCCCCAGCACAAATAAAGATTGGAACAGGTCAGACATGTCACTCGCCTCTACTCGTCTCGCAATTTCCGCCCACAGAACGGGCAGTACGTCATGTACGCCCAGCTGCGCCCTACAAATGCCACGCGACGCCTCTTGGTGTACTTGTACATGCGAAGTATCCAGGCGGGCGGGTACAGCTCTCCGGTTGCTACATCGAAGATGTTCTCCGACATCTCAAACGTGGCCGGGTACTCCTCGGCATACCTTTTCAGAACGTCGCAGCAAGCGTTAGTCATCGCGCCATCTCCTTTCACTGAATCTCAGCGTCGGATGCTCCCCACTTCAGTGGGGAGAGTATGTCAGTAACTCCTTCGTCCCCATGCAATCCCCTCCTTGACTGCTGCTACCCATTCCTTTGCGCTGATAACGACACCGGTCCGGTCTAGTGACGGTATCACGATGAACTTCCCGTATAGCGCGCCAAGGTGAAAGTCGATATCCTCATCTGGCCAGATAGCCAGACCGTATCCCAGCTCACGCCCCAACTTCAAGTTGCGCTCACGCCTAAGTTTCTTGTCTGGCGGGAAGTATGACAGCCGAGCGCCCCTGGACCGCAGGCTGTGCGTCAACCTCTCTAGGTATGCCGAGATCATCGTATACGCCTCCCCCCTTGGGAGACCAGTGCAGTACTGACCTCCACTGTCGCCACTTCATCTACGGCGAGGTGGTAGACCGCAGAGTCCGGGGGCAATAGAAGAACAGGTCGGTTAGTCACAGTCATTCCTCCTGTAAGGGTCAAACGATTGCCAATCCTCGCAGCGCGATGCGTCGCCGCGATAGTAAGCGCCCCGCTTCTCACACCAGCCATTTATCGAGTTCCAGTGTGCGCACGTCCCGCAGCATGGACCGTAGTCCTCAAGCGGCTGCTTGTTCAACGGCTTGTACTCACGGTGTTCCTCCTCCTGCGAGCACAGGCGGCTCACCGCCAGCCAGGACGTGACAATCACGCCGAATACGAACCCACCGAACACGAGTGTGATCTCAAGAAGCATCGGTGGTGTTCCTGTCAAGCCTGGTCTGCTGCAAGGCGGCCTCATCATCGACCAGTCGCCCGCCCAGCGCTTTCTGTAGCCGCTCGTTCTCGGCCCGCAGCGTCTCTATCTCGTCCTGAGCATCGGCCAGATCAGCATTGCGCTGACCCAGTTGCCGTAATGTGCGCTTCATTTCGAAGCGCAGCCGGTCGTTCTCAGCCCGGCACTTCGCTAGCTCCGTCTCCAGCGAGTCTACATACATCTGCGAATACACTTCCCCGTGATCCAGCACCTCCACCTCCTCTTGCAGGCGGTCTACCTCCTCCGCCAAGTCTACAATGCAGCGTGATCGCGGCCCTACCTGCCTGCTATGGACCTCCTCTCTGGCGAACTCAATCACGTCAACCCACCGTTTCAGTACCTTGTTGTTCATGTTGCCCTCCTTTCTATACCACCCCGCCGCCGCCTAGCCATACACCCTCTAGTCTGGCCCTCGGCGCATTGCGCCTAACCCGCCTGACGGCATTGCCGTCGGCTGCCCCCGTCGCGGGCGGTAGAGTGGTGACAATCACTTACGCGCTCTCCTGCCCCCTCAATGCCGCATCGATCTCGCACACAGCGGCATGGATCAGGTCGAGTAGGGATAAACATCGGCCCAGGATTGCATCGATCTGGTACACGTCGAACAGCATCCGCGATGCTTCGCCGTGCTCCGGCTCCGGTGGCGCTGGATCCGGACTAGAGACCCCAATATAGCACTGCAACTCTTCGAGTCCCTTTTCGAGCCTCTTCGCGCTTCCTAGCAATGTGTGCAGTTCAACTTCCTGTGACATTCTGGTCCCCTCCTGTGTGAATAGAAACGGTATTCTTATAGCGCCAGGCCACACGGCAAAGCGGCGTCCACCTGTAACCGCGCCAATAAATGCGGTCCCAGATGAACCAACGATCTGCGGCGTGGTTCCAACGGCCTAGTCTCAAGGCGATCATGACTTCAACTCCCTTCGTCTGTTTCACACTCCCATTGACCCTCATGCCTATGCGTTGCGATCCAGCCAGGTGAGCACGGTGGTCGTATCCACACCAAAGACGTCGATGACCTTGACGCCGATGCGGTGGGGGCCAGGGGTCTGATAGCGCCAGCCCAGGTCGCTCTCGGTCTTCAGGCTACGATCCTGCCGCGTGCGGAAGTCCTGCCAGTGCTGCTCAAAGGGCTGGTCGTCGTGATAGTCAAAGTCCACCGCCCAGAAATTGACGAAATCAAACGGGGACGACACCGCATGGTGTCGTAGCTCCTTCATTTTCTTCTCAGGCACCTCGGCCAGAGCAGGAGCAAAATCGATGAGGCGCACGTCCACACCGCCATCGGGGTGCCGTATCGCCTCAGCCGAGACGTACCC